GCGGCTGGGGGCTCCTCCGGTGGCGTCTTGAAATAGCCAATCCATCGGACACCACCCTGCGCGTGATAGTCGTCGGCGTGGTCGCGCTCCAACTCGCAGGCGTGGCGCTCGCCCTGCGGATAGCCGACCACTCCGCAGCGGGCCGGGCCATCGGGCGCGGCTGGGGGTGTGAGTCGGCTATGCCCGTAGCAAAACCAGCAAGTGCAGCCGGGCCGGATCAGCGTGCCGTCCTCGCCGTGCCCTCCGGTGAAATTCGCATTCAAGGCTGAGCGCAGCGCCTCCGTCACCTGGGCCAGCCGCTCCTCGGCGGCCTTCAGCGCGACAATCTTGTGCGCACTGTCGATAGAAAGTGCGTGCGCTTGCTCCTCAGCTTTGCGTACCTTCTCGCGCGCCTCCATGATGCGGTTGTAGGCATCGGTACGTGTCTGCTCAAGCTGCTCCTCGGCGTCCTTCCGTGACTGCTCGGCGGCGTCGCGTTCCTCCTCCGCATGTCGGCATACGTCAATCCACTGATCGCGGTCGAGCCGCAGCTCAGCGTTCTCCTGCTCCGCCTTGAACCTGCGCACCTGCTCATCTCGGTAAAGCCGCAGGTATCGCTCGTCGCTCAATTCCCCTCCTCCGTCCGCTTGGGACGATGCACTCATCACCAACCTCCTATACTTATAGTATTAGTCCTCTACTATATGCCACTCAGAGTACAGAGTACAAATCTGCACATTTTTCAGGGCACTTTTCCACTTTTTCACCACTTACCGCGTTTCGACATGCGGCTGCGGGGTAATTTCACCGGTTTTTCCACTCTCGGCACGGTGGGAACGTCCTGATAGTCCTTTTCCCACCCCTTGTCGATCCACGGGCGGCGCTTTTTTCGCTGATCCAATAGGGGTCGCTCATCGGGGTGGTTGCGGAAGTAGATGTACTCTCTGAGATAGCACCCGTGACAGCCGATCACGTATTCGCCTTGGTGTTTTTCGTGTGCTGCGGAGTCCAGTCGGCCGCGCTCGTCCCATTTTGGTTCGCGGCGGGGTAGCGGGTGCTTAGCCCTTAGTGGTCTACCACGTCGTCGGGTACTAAGGGGTAAGGAGTGCTCACCCACCGCTCGATCAAGCACACTCTCCACCGATGACTGAACGGTACGGATCCCCTCGGTGGCGCGGTATTGGACCAAAGCAATCCGCCGCCGCAATTCCGTCTCCACTGGGTCAGGTTTCACCCTCGGCATGGCATTTATTATATGTGACTCCTGAGTACAGATCAAGCAGTAATTACTAAGTAGTACCGGTCGGACTACCCATTGCCCGTCCGCCTTTGCCACTGGCCTCCTGCCCGGAGCACCGCGTAGCGGGGCGACGGGAAGTAATCACGAGCGAACCGACGTCACGAATGCCTGTCAGTGGTGCTTGGTGCGGTGGTGCCTGTGGTGGAGTGATTTTTCACCGGGGCGCAGTGCTTAGTTATTAGTGAGTAGTTAGTAATAACTAAACAGTGTGCCGCTCGCCGGTGTGATTGGTGATTGGTGATTGGTGATTGGTCAGTGTCTATGGGTGCCCCGCCGGTGGGTGGTAAGGGGGGTGTCACTCGGGGGGGTAGGGGTAGTGGTACTACTAGGAGCGCAGTAGTAGTGCTACTACTACTTGGTCAGTGGTGGTACTACTGGGCACGGAGCGACGGGCAGCGGCCGCTCGCTGTGTGACCAATGAGTTATAGGTGTGATGGTTGGTTGGTGTGGTGTCTGTTTGGTACTTACTAAGGGGTACTTAGTAAGGGGTACTTAGTACTTAGTAGCGCGGCTACCGCATTGCTGAACGGGCGTTTCGGTGGACCAATTATTAATGCTTGACACGAATGCCGACTAGTGGGAAAATGGCTCAGTGAGGTTTGACTAACCCATGGAAAACCCCGAGCGCGATTGGGACGCAGTCAACGACGACGAGCGCGATAACCCGCCCGGCCGTGAGCCTGAAGACTCATTGACCGATGCTCAGGCCAAGGCAATGCGCGTTGCTGAATTGGGTACGGTCATACCCGATACATGGGACGTTCACGAAGGGCGCCCATCCTGGCACCAGCAGCGCGCAGGACACATTAGCGCGGCCGCTACAGTCGGTTTTACCAGCGAAGCGGAAGCGGAAGAATTCGCACGTGGGCTCAGGGAGCATCATCCCGATATGCCCGTGTTCGTGTTGAAGCATAGGAGTTAAGCCATGCCACAGGGACTAATCCCCAGCGAGTGTTCCCGCTTTGATGTGGTACAAGCGCACTACTGGTGGAACGTCCACCACCACAACGGCCAATGGTCCAACGAGTATGCGCGCCAATGTCGCATCGCGCGCTACTACCGGCCCGGAGCCATGGAGAACGGTCCGGAGCCAGACAGCACAGCGTCAATGATTTACGATTCACTGTGCGATAAGGCACAGTGTGAGCGCGATAGGAGTAACTAGTCATGCGGCATCGCAAGCCATCATTTCACGGTCCCACGGGCACCGTCTCACACGGCACACTGCGATCGGAGGACTTGCTACCCGCGTTCCTGAGTGAGTGCGAGGACTTGCGCCTCACCAAATCGGAGCGTAACCAAGTGCGCTCTATCTCCGCGGCCGTGGCCAAGGCGGAACGTCAGAACGAAAGCCTACGCGCTACCACTCAGGAGAAAGCGGAGCGATACTGGCAGGAAGATGCGTCAGAAGACTGCAACACTCTGCAAGACATACTCTCAAACCACGCCGCACCCTTCTGCTACTTCGGCAATACCGAAGGAGACGGGAGTGATTTTGGCTGGTGGGTTAGCCGCGAGTGCCTAGAAATGGGCGTGTACGACGGGGAAGTGTTGCTTGAATCGTCCAACGGTTCCAAAGACGCTTACTCGTGCGGTCGCATCCGCGGCGCTGAGTCCGCCAAGGAAGCAATGCGGGAAGTCCCGGCGCGCAACGTTCGTTACCGGATGGTCATCAATGACCATGGCAACGTGACACTCTACGATCGGCGTAACGGGCGCGAAGTCTGGGGTATCGTCTAATGCTCTATTACACTGCTGTAGTCCGTGGTACCGCTTTCCAAGCCGCACGCTCCGCAGCGGGCCGAGGTATCCCGGCCGCATTCGTTCAGGAACTTCGCGCCTCGCGTGAGGTAGTGCTGAAGATTGGTCCGCAGTTCCTACCCGAGTTAGCATCCTGGCTCGCTGAGCCGCAAATCATCACTGCTGGACTTGGCTACCCGGACGGGACACTGCTCATATACTCGGAGCATCCGCACGAAGGCTTCGAGCGGACGGCAGCAAGCCGCAAACTCTAGTCGGATCCTACTTAGTGCTCGCGTATTAAGGCGCGGGCACTGCGGAGGACTGACATGGCTTACAAACAAACCCCCGAGTGCCGCAAAGACGGTGAGTGCCATTGTTACATCATCGTCCGTCACTACTTCCACGGTACGCGCCGCATCATCACCCGCGGTCTAACCCGCACGGAGGCTCAAGCGCATTGCTCATCTACCGAAGCCTCTAGCACTACCGCCACAGGCAAAGCGGGACGAGCACTCACCCGGCGCCACGGCCGATGGTTCGATGGTTACGACCATGCGTAAAGGTGACTCGCGCCGTATCACTGTTGACGGTCGCGCATTCAACGCCGCTTACTTAGGTAAGGGTTTCTTTTGCAGCGGGGCCTTCCGCGAATTCATTGGTGATGAACTAACCCCTACCGGGCGTGTGTTCTTATTCATACGTGACCATGATAACTCCGAGTTATCGGACTTCAGCAAGGAAGCCTTGTCCATGTGGTGCAATAAGCTTCCGCACATTCCCGAAGTAGAGCGGCACGAACCGATTACTACCGTAGGTAAGGAGCAGTGCGTTTATTCCATGCCTTACTATCGGACACTTACCGCTACCCACGCCTTAGCATGGAGACAGTACAAGACACTAAGGACCATACGTGATGATGTGTGGATCGCATGGGATAAGCAGTCAAAGCCGCTCAGTCAATGGGGTCTTTACTTCGCTGAGCACGTCATAGAGCTAGCAACTGGTAAGGTGCCTGAGTCAATCACAGCGGCGCTAACGGAAATGCTAAATGCCATGTCCAACTACGGCAGCGGTTACAGCCTGGAATTCACGCTACGCAATCTAGGTGTAGATGCCGATGGGTGTTTAGTGTTTCGTGACATTTGGTTTAACGCTGGTGCCATCTATCGAATGATGGAAGCGAAGCGGCGCCGTGCTGGACTTAACTGGTAAGGGGAGACTCCATGCGCAAGACTAAGAAGGTTGCACCCAAGCGCAAGGCTAACCGCAAAGTTAACCGTAAGCCTGCGCCCGTACCCATCGCTGGTGCGCTCCTACAGCGCGCCTTAGTCAATCAACTCTCATTCCACGCGCGCCGGATCAGTGACGCGTTAGAGTGTGGAGCAAGCGGTACCGAGTTCTTCGAAATCGCTGCGCGCAATTGCGCTAACGCATTCGAAAGGATACTGCTGGACTCCATGCTAAAGGATCAATCGGCGGCGCCGCTTGCTTACCTAGTGGACTCCTTGACTGGCTTTCCAAGGAGCAAGCGCTAAGGACATGAGCCAGCAAGTAGTATCGCTTCCCGTTTACCACTGTCGCCATTGCTATCACCAATGGATCCCACGCACTACTACCATAGGCAAGCCTAAGAAGTGCTCCCATTGCCACTCGCCTAATTGGTGGAGGGATCCCGTCTACAAACCACGGGCGCAGCGGCCAATCGCTAAGCGCTCCAAGCGGAGGTAATCAATGGGTGTCTATCGATGCACTGACTGTGAACTAAGCTACTGTGACAATTGTGAGGGCGGGCAGGATTCCTGTTATCTCTGCCATACCGGTCCGCGCTGCGACGACTGCGCGGCAGAGCATCAAGACTCCCACAGCGAGCAGGAAGGCTCAATAGAGGATGAGGATTAGCCGTATTAAGCGGAGGTAGTTTTCCATGCGCGTAACAAGTACTAAGGACGGCGGGAAGCGTTACGTTGAAGTGAAGCATGATTCAGACGGGCGCCACATCGATTTCGCATGGAGCCAGAAGCCGCAGTCCGAGGGCGGCGGGCTTGTCTCCGCGTCACTTCGCTTCACGGTGGACTCGCGTCGCTTGTGCCTGGAGCTAACGCCAGACGAGACTGTCGCACTCCATAAGTCGTTGTCCCGGTGTCTCAAGCATCACCCGGAGCTAGCCAAGGAGTAATCGCATGTGGGAACTGATCCGTGCCTGCGCATGGCTCTTAGGGGAGCGCTTAGGCTACCCTTGGTGCCTCTACGTTCACCTATGGCCGTGGCGCAATCTCTGGGTAGTAGTCATCAACACGCACACGGGCCTTAAGGTGATCATCTGCCGCAAGTGCGGGCGCCAATGGTCACTACGCCCGCTGAAAGGCTGGGAGTAAATGAAGAACGCGCGCGGCCGTGAAATGAAATGCCAGGAGGCGTCAATACTAAGCAAAGAGTATTACATCCCGTGCGGTGCTCCCGCCACCATGATTGTAGACAACGGTGACAAACAACCGTATTGGATGTGTGAGCCTTGCGGTACGCACAACGTGAGAAACCGAGGAGGCGTGAAACTGAAACCGGTTCCGAAAAAGCGCTAGTCCTCAGTCCTCAGTAATCGTACTAGCGTCGGCGGGAGGCTCAACCGCGTCACCACTCATCGGTGACGTGGTTTCACTTTCCACGATTACTTCGTCATCATCCAGGCGCAGCGGCACCGGCCCAACAGGACTTACTCCTACAGCTACCTGACTGCTAATCCCCTTCGGCATCGCAAACAGCGGCGCGTTACTCGGCGGCCCTTGGTCATCACGCTTGGCCGCAGTACTAGTGCCGTCCATGTCGTTGAAAGTCTTGATCACGTCCAACGCCAACTTATGCTCCCCGTCCTTTAGCGCTGCCGCCTTAATCGTCAGTAAGTCATCCATGCGCTTCTTAATCGGATACTTAGTCTCGGCCAATTTGGCAACGCGACCCTTGTGAGCGCTCCTTCTCTTAGGCTCATCGGGGATCGGTGCTTCGGTATCCCGCTCCTTACTCCCTTCGTGCTGCGCATTGGGCATCGGCATTGCGGGGGGAGCATCGGGCACTCCCCCTTCACTGATAGGAGTACCAGCAGGGTCATTGTCATTGTCATTACCCGATGCCTGCTTAGCACTATCAAGGCGGGCTCGCTTCGCGCTGAAAGGTAGGACTCCTTTCGAGTCACGCGCAGCGGTCTTTACTTCCTGTACTTCGGCTTTTTGCGTTTGGGCATTCGGCCTTCTCCCCCTCCTCTTAATGATCGGTAACCCTGGCTTCGGCTGGCCCTTCGCGTCAAGGCCCTTGTACTCTCTGACCACTCCATCGAAGTCAACCCAATCGCCTTCGAACTTCGCCACTTTGCCCTTTGGATCTAGCACTCCACCGGGAATCGGATTCTTTTTCACCGCTGACACCCACGTATTCAGCGGGAGTCCCAACTTCTTAGTAATGGACTTCCCGGTGACACCCTTCACCAACAGGCGCTCTACTTCTTGCCTTTGCGCCTTGGGCATCCTCTTGATGAAGCTGCGGTCCCACCGGCCGGGGTTACTCATGTGGGCAGCAATAGCACAGTCACCAAAGGCTGTCAATCGGGCCTTGGTGACCTATTGACACCCTGTAAAGCCTTGTGCTACCGTCTTTCCGCATTCCGGTGTGCTCAATAGGAGGCTTAGTAGTGGCACTACTAGCGGTCAGTGTGACCGTTCGTTCGCCTAGCGGGGAGGCCGTGCTTCCCGAGCCGCTTCATGATCGGGGAGTCCTTAGGCACCAAGCCCCCTTCACTATAGAGCATCAGTCCCAACCGCTCCATGCTCATCCCCAGGAAGCCCGCAAGTCTGAAGGCAACCATGTACGACAGCATCCTGTGCCCTGATAGGATCAAGCTAATGAGCGATAGAGACACCCCTGACCCCTTACTAAGCGCGCCAAGCGAAGGCACCCTCACACCCGCATCGATAAACGGCCTTGCCGGAAACTCCGCGGCCGAATTCCGACGCGGCGCCTTGGATGCCCTGTTCACCTTGCGCGGCGGTCTGGTGGACGGCGTTCTAGTGGTCGTGGGCGTTGTCCTCTTGCTCATAGAGGAATTCTAACCCTCCATGCCCCCTGTGCGTGTGACCGATCGTACTTTCGGCATCGTCCACTTGCACGAGTGCCCCAACCCTAAGTGTTTCGTCATCCGCTCCTGTGATAAGCGGTCCTGTCTATTCTCCGTCTACGCCCTATGCGACCGATGCTGGCGTGTCGGTCTTAAGGAAGGAACGGTCCCGTCATGCCTGACACTCCCTACACCGAGCGCACTAGAGACTCCATCCTTGACGCCATCCACTCCCACCAACAGAGGCTCGACAAGATAGCCTCTCGGATCGTCAAGTCCAATCTGGACTCCCTGGCCGAGCCGATAGCCGATGTGGAGAAGGAGCTATCCTCCTTCATCGCCACTGTGCGGAGCTACCAGTGACGGAGCATCAGCACGCGATGTGGGCTCGCGTAGCCTTGAAGATCGCTGGTCTTCTGTTCTGTACCTTCCTCGTCACCCAAGGTTGGGTCTTCTGGCCATGCTTCATGGCACTGGGTCTTCTCGGCGCCTTCGACGGCCTTTGACCGTGTACTCTTGTACTTGTACTCTGCAATTGTTTTAGTAGAGGACTAATATAGTACTTAGGAGAACGCCTTGTGGCCTCCAGCCCAGTGAAGAAGAAGAAGCATCACCAACACGCGCCGCCCACTACCCCGCGCCGTAGACGCATCAGCGGTGCGTCTGAGGACTCCGAAACCACGTTCCCCCTTTCCGAATGGATGGTGCCCTCCCAGGACGCGCACGGCCACAGCGCTAAGGTCATTTCCCGAATCCCACCGTCGTACAAGCACCAGATGAACCTCATCCTCCAGAAAGGGAAATTCCCGTGGGACACTGAGTCCGACTTGGTGAGAGTGGCCATACACCGACTCCTTAATGACGTGGCCAAGGTCATGGAAGACCCCGATGTAACCTCTCAGCAGTCCATCCTCAACTCCCTTGTCGAAGTGGCATCCCAACAGATGCAATACCTCCACTTCCGCGAAACGCTTGAGCGGTGCATCATCACTGTCCAGGGCCAAATCGCTGAAGGCGCACTCCCCCAGGCCCGCAAGCTAGTCGCCACGGTCAAAGAACTAATCGACGATTTCGAAGACCCAGACTGGAAACTCAAGTACCGAACGGAACTGCTTGATCGGTTCAAGAAAGAACTGGAGAAGAAGGCGTGATGATCGATACGACCATACTACGGGCATTCCTCGAAGCGGAAATCAGCGTTCACCAAGAAATGTTTGATCGCTTGGGCGAAAACGATCGGCTCAACGCAGGGATCATGCACGCTTGGGGAATCATCGCCAACGCTTCCGGCGGAGACTGGACGAAGGAAGATACCGGATGGCAAGCCGCCGCCGCATCATTCCGTGATACCTACGTCACTACCTCGCAGCAATCACCAGCGGCGGGCTTCCGTTGGGTACGTATAGAGGAGTACGAAGAACTCGAAAAGGCCCGGCAAATCCTCAAGGCCCTCGGCGTCTGCAAGCACGGCAATGCACTCCACGAAGCCGATTGCGGGTGCGGTACTTAGCCATGTGGACCGTCTACGCACTCCACGGCAAGAACCAAGGCATATGGACCAAGCACGAAGTCTCCTCTCTCGGAGATTCCTTCGCTATACCTGAGTGGGGCAAGAACAGTGCTACTACGCTCCGGTACATCGTGGTTGACGTGCTCACCCGTACAGCCTTCGCCATAGAGTAATGCCGATCGAACGCCACCCCCGCTCCATCATCGTCCAGACTGCGGCCACGGAGATTGGCTCAGTGATCAACGAGCTAACCCTCAAACACAACCTAACGATCATCGAACTCATCCGAATCCTCATCGCTGAGATTCAAGTCAACACCGCATATTTTCTCCGTGAAGAACGACACGGCCGGATGGGCAAGAGGGCCGACGAAGCATGAAACTTCCACCACCCGACAAGCTAGGCTTCAAGGGCTATACCCATTGGCGCGAGCACCAAGAAGCCTCCATCATTCACATGGTGGATTCGCCCAAGCGCTTCTCGGTGTTGTGTCAACCAGTAGGCGCCGGCAAGTCCCTCACCGTGGCCGCTTACCTCAAACTCATGGGTTACTCAGCCATGTACCTTACCGAAACCAAAGCCCTCCAGAAGCAAATCATCGAAGACTTCACTTCCCTTGGTTGGACTGACATTCGCGGGCAAGGTAATTACGAGTGCGTCGTTGACCCACCCTACACGGTAGACATGGGGCCTTGCCACGAAGGCACTCACTGCCCAGGCATCAAGGAAGAATGGTGTACTTACTGGGGGGCCGTTGGTAAGGCTCACCGCGCCCAGTTCCGCATCAGCAATTACTCATGGTGGCTACACAACCAGTTCCCGCCTATCGACTGCTTAGTCCTTGACGAAGGCCACTCCGCAGCCGACATGCTCTCGGAATTCCTCAGCGCCGTCTTCACTCAGGATCACGTCAAGCGCTTCTTCCACAATGACGCCCCACCAATCGGCGGTGGTTGGGCTCACTGGGCAGCGCGTCGCACTCGTGAACTTGAAGAAGACACCAAGCAACTCAAGGTCCAGGCGCGCGGTAATAAGCGCCTACGCCGCGACCTTCGCACTGCCCGCACCTTGATGCTCAAGCTTCTCCGCTTGGGCGTCGCTAAGGAATCCGAATGGGTAGTCGAGAAGGTCAACCGCGGCTTTCGTTTTGATCCCGTGTGGCCTGCTCCTTACCGTGAACTCCTGTTTCGTGAAATCCCCAAGGTCGTTCTTGTCTCCGCGACAATCAGACCCAAGCACCTAGAAATACTAGGCATCAAACCAGAGGAGTATGACTTTCATGAAACGCCTTCAACTTTCCCTGTCACCCGGCGCCCGGTGTACTGTCTTCCTTCCGTTAGGCTCAGTTACCGGTCAACTCCTAGTGAGCTACGAGTCTGGCAAGCTAGAATGGACGCGATTGCAACCGGACGGGCGGATCGAAAAGGACTCATTCACGCTGTTGCCTACCACCGGCGTAATTCTATCCTTGGAGGTAGTAGACACCGCGACCGCTTCGTCACTCACGAATCCGGACAGCAAGAGAGTGCCCTCGCCCGTTGGTTCAGCCTTCCCGAATCCTCCGGCGCCATCTTCGTATCACCCTCAGCTACTACCGGGCTTAACCTCATCGGCTCGCTCTGCCGGTTCATCATCTGGGCGAAAGTCCCGTTCCCCGATCGCCGCTCGCTCATCCTCAAAGCGCGCTCGAAAATAGACCCCGAGTACCCGATGCTCATGGCCGCACAGGACATGGAGCAGGGTACCGGTAGAGCAATGCGTGCTGAATGGGACTGGTGCGAAGTGTTCATCAACGATGATATGTTCCGGTGGTTCGTGGTGAAATTCAGGAAGTTCTTCACCACTGCGTTCCTCGCATCGTGGGACCGGTACAAGAATGTGCGCCACCTACCCCCGGCGCCAGACCTTCGCCAGATGGCCAAGGACGTGAAGCGCCTTAGGGACTTGACTAAAGGCAGCTAGGGGTATTTACTCCTTGTCAACACCCATTGACGGTATCCTTAATTAATACCGATCGGTGGAAGACAGTAACCCGAAAGTACAGGAGGACAAGATGGCCAAGGCCAAGAAGAACGGGAAGAAGAAGAAGGAGCCGGAACTCCGCATCACCGTGCGTGTCCCGCCCCCATTGGTGGGTGACACGACGGGCGCGGCCCTGAGGGAGACGCACGACGGCGCAGGCGTCACCGCACTCACCATGGACATTACGGACGGCGCGCTCTGCATCTTCGAAGACGATCAGATCACCACCGTATACGCACCGGGCCACTGGGAGCGCGCCGAAGTCGCACCCATCGTGGAGGAAGCGGAAGGCTACAGCCAGTAGCCAGCAGTCATCAACCATCAACCGTTAACCATTAACCAAGGAGAACCGACCAATGGAAGACACCCCCGACACCCCCACCCCCGGAGCGGGCAGCGAGACAACGCCTGAGCCCATCCCGCCCGCACCGATCCCCGTGCCCACCCCCGGCCGCATCGTCCGCTTCGTCCTCGACGACGACGCCCGCTCCACGCGCCCGGCGATCATCGTCAGCGTCACCCCGGACGGGCGCAACAACGAAGTCAACCTCACCGTCTTCATGGACGAGGATGACCCCTTCGGCATCGTGGAGCGGTACCGCGGCATCCCTCAGAGCGCGGACACCAAGATCCCCGCCACGTGGCACTGGCCCGAGCGTACGTAAGCGACTAGCCGCACACCAACCACAACTCCAACAGGAGCATCGATAGATGAAGAAGAAGGTCGCAAAGTCATCCAAGACCACCAAGCGCTCACTCCTCAGCGGCGCCAACGAAGACGCCGAAGGCGGTGGACTCCCCGAAGGGCGCGTCCGCTTCTCCGACACGCACACCCAGATCGTCTCCAAGTCCAACTACGACGGCGGCACCGTAAAGGCATCCGCCGATGACGCGGTGCCCGTGCTCAGTTCGACTTGCACCCCGGTGGACAAGAAGAACAAGCCGGTGAAGGGCAACTCACCCTTCAACATTCACCTGTCCGGTGGCAGCATCGATCGCATCGTGCCCGATGCCAAGAAGGGCATCGGCTTCGTCCCTGCCCCGGACTCCAAGGCGCGCGGGCTTTCCCGCTCGTGCAACGCGCAGTTGTTCCTCAACTCCCTGGAAGACGCAGGCACCCCGCCCAAGCTGCTCAAGGCGGGCGACTACACCTTCATGGACGGCATGGTGGTGGAACTCGTGCGCCTGCCCCAGCCCAAGCGCCGCAACCTGGGCGCCGACGACGAGGACGCTTCCGAGTCGGGCGGCTACGAGAAGACCTACCCCGCGGTATCGGAAATCTACGAAGCCGACTTCGACGTGAAGGCTTCGAAGAAGAAGGCCAAGAAGGGCAAGCCCGAAGACGAAGAGGAGGACACCGAGGAGGACGAGGAGGAGGAGGACGAGGACTCCGACGACGATGACGACGACGATGAGGAGGAGTCCGAAGACGAAGACGAAGACGAAGACGACGATGACGACGACGATGACGACGACGATGACGAAGACGAATCGGAAGACGACGACGACGAGGACGATGGTGAGGAGGACTCCGACGAGGAGGCCGACGACGACTCCGAAAAACTCGCTGCCAAGTTCGCCAAGAAGGCCCTCGCGGACCCCAAGGCCAAGAAGAAGGGCATCGCCGCCGACGACTTCTACACCGCGGTCTTCCCCCTCGTGAAGTCCCACAAGGACCGCAAGAACATCATGAAGCACATCAAGGACGAGAAGTGGGCGCGTTCCTCCAAGCGGCCCTGGACGTTCGACAAGAAGACGGAGCGCTTCTCGCTCAGCTAGTAGCAAGGAGCGACAACAATTAGCGGGGCGGTAATGACAGAGTGTTCGACGTGCGCCGGGCATCTACACATCAAAAACTGCCCGGAGTGCGATCGTTCATGCTGCTGTTACCGCCCCTGCTACCGAAAACGTAAGCAACAACCAAGGAGCAATCGAATGGCACGTGGAAAGACGTTGGGGCCTCTCATGGCCCTCGCAACCCAGATCGCAGCCCTCCCCGCGGAGGAGCGCGATTTCGTCAGCAAGGCGGTGGACGAACTCACCCCCCAGACCAAGCGGCGTCGTCGGCGCAAGAAGGCCGAGGACGCGGAGGCCGAAGTCGAGAAGGCCCCCAAGAAGGCCAAGGTCAAGAAGGCCCGCAAGCGCAAGAAGGCGAAGGCCAAGCTGCTGGCGGGCACGGACAGCGACGAGTAGTCCTTACCGATGGCCGGGGTCGCTCACTAAGGGTGATCCCGGCATCGGCATTGGTGAGTCATGAACAACATCCACATCGTTCTAGCACTGACCCATCGCCTCCTTGGTGACGTGTCCCTGATGCGCTCTAAGCTGTGGGACGCTAAGCCCGATACTTACGAACTCCTCCTAGACGAATTCGAATCGCTCCTCAAGACCAACTCCGAAGCCCTTTGCAAGCTTAGGGAGCGCCCCTGACATGAGCGCATGGCGTGAGACGTTATTCGCTCTCCCGCCTGACCCTCCCCGTGTGGGAGTCCACTACTCCGATATCGCCAAAGACCTACTCATCTACCTCAATGAGCAGAAGTACGGCAAGCCCATTGACGAAGAAGCCCGTCACCGATTCGAACGTGGATTTGCCTTTGAGTCCATGCTAGGCGCTCGTTACTACCCACCTGACGTAATCACCCAAGTCGAATTCGTCTCCGATCACATCATCCACACGCTAGACGGCTTTGACCCTATTGTGGAAGACGTGTGGGAATCGAAATGCACTGCGTACTCCATGAACCGCGGGCTTGACGATCCCGAATTAGTCTCGTGGAAGTGGCAAACCTGTAATTACCAACGAGCCTCCAAGTCCAAAGCAGTAAACCTTATCGTCATGTGGGTCAATGGTAATTACCGACCGATGAGTACCATCACCAAGGCGTACAGGCGAAGTTACTCACCGATCGAGCAGTCTGAGCTATGGGACATGATCCGGCGCCACCGCGATCGGATGAAGAAGCAAGGGAGATTGCCCAATGCGTAAGGACAAACAGGCAGAACTCAGTCGCCTGTCCGATGAACTACTAGTGTGGCTTGATCTTCGGTACGGTGGCAATCACTACGCGCTTCTCGCTGCCGAGTTTGAGCACCGCAAACTTACCTTCCGCGCCTTGGTACTGGCGCTACTGGAGGCTTACACGTCATGAGACGGCAAACAGTAATGCGCGGCTACGTTATCGACATGATGGGGCCTGAGCGCTCAGGCAAGACCGACGCCGCCCTCACCGTCTCCCAGAACGGCAAGCCGACTTTGTTATGTGCCCTGGACTACAACTACGAAGCCCCCTACAAGCGGCACAAGAAACTCGGCGGGCGCATCGAAGTAATCGAGTGCTTCTACTCCCTCCCCTTCGCCCTTCCCGATTCCCCGAAGGTAAAGAACTTCACCAAAGTCATCAACGCAATCGCGGATTCAGTGCGCCCACCCCTTCGTAAAATGGAGGAACGCCTATTCTCCTTCATCCGTGAGCACGGGAAGAAGCCCGGTTCGGCCAACGTCGTAATGGACAACGGGACTCTGCTCTACCGGACAGTGCGCCTCGCCTCATTCGGGTACCTGCACAAAGTGCCCATGCACCTTTACGCCAAGAGCAACAACAAGATGAACCACATCATCAACGAACTCCGCTTCTGTGGACTCAACGTCGTCTGGGTCCACCGAGTGAACAAGGAGTACGACGATGCGACCGATCGTCCCACCGGTAGCTTCATCCGAGACGGGCATAAATCAATAGGCCCCGACGTACAGGCCACTCTCCTCACCATCTACGACTCCGATTACACCAACAAGAAGACTGGCAAGTCCGGGCGCTTCGGCGTCGAAGTCGTTGACTCTACCTTCAACCCCGATACGGTGGGGCAACAGTTCTGGCGGGGGCGTAGGAAGTTCTCCACTATTACCGAAGTACTAACCGCGGAGTGACCAATGCCCGCTTTGGAAGCCCTACACCGGCCCACCAACCCGGACGCCAACGGGCTCACCGCTTGTACCGAGCACTCCAAGGAATCTCTCATCCGCTGCTCCAACTGCGGGTGGGTGCCCCTTTCCGAATGCCCCGTTGTCACCCGTCAACTCCTGGGCCGCAATGTCCAAGTCCAAGAGCGTCACTCCTGCGGCGGCAACATCGTTTACATGACCACCGCTACCGGTAAGCAGAACTGGTTTCTGAGGGTATAGACATGACCAAGCCCAACCGAGTACTCGCCACCGTCGTCAACATGGCCGTACAGCGTGGCGCCTTGGACCTTGCCAAACTCCAAGCGCAAAAGGACGACGGCGCCTTCAACAACACGGACTGGAATCAGTTCGTGGAACTCGCCGGTCTGCAAGGGAGGCTGCGCATGGCCGACAAACCAAAGGGCGGTGACACTACCCCTCCCCCTGAGCCCGAGACTGAGCCTGAAGCAGAAGCACCCGAGGAGTCCTCCGCGGACCTGCCCTCAACCGACCTCACACAAGAAGACTTCGGAGTCTCCATGGACACCGACCGCATTGAGTATCTGTCACTGCTCATCTACAAACGCCTTCACGCTGAGGGTCGTCTCGTTGGCCGCGGGCCGTTAGTCGAAGGGGCAAAGGCCATCATTTCTTCGGCCATCCGTGAAGTCATCGTCGAAGACAACTCGCTCGTTGCAGAACAGGAGAAAGTGTCATGAACGGCTCACGCCCGACGTTTGAAGATGAAGACGGCGAAGACCCCATCGTCCACATCGCTGGCGTCCCGAGCCTGGACGAAATCATGGGCAGCGACGATGAACCGGAAGATCCCGACGCGGCACTGTTCGAAGACGAGTGACCTTCGGGCTCCGGTCCTACGATTACGCTGAGAAGCTACGCAAACTAAAACGTCAATGGGGTGGTAAGTGCGTGAAGTGCGGCGTTACAAGGTCAAAGAAGAAACTGCGGGGCAAAGTGGGACCGCTCGAATTCGCACACCTACCGGGGAAGCCTACCGGGCTATGCGGACGGAACCGTGGGTCACGCGCGGTGTATTTGGACGTTATACGGCACCCGCAGTGCTACGTACTTCTCTGTCACGAGTGCCATGCCCTCCTCGATCTGTGATGGCCCAACGCGCCCTCTCCGCGTTTGACTCCTGTACCATTGAGGAACGGGAGCGCGGCCTGGACGTTTGGCGGTGGATGAGTAATTGGTGCCGTGAAGTCTCGCAGGAGTGGAGCGTAACCATGCGCGTCTGCTGCGGCGTCATGGCTGCTACCTCCCCTAACAATTCGTGGCGCACGAACATGAACGCCACCATTTCTATTCTGGGCGGCCAGGACGATGGCGTTGCCACGTACACCCGCGATGTAATCAAGGCCCTGTGGATCCTAGCCGGGGCCGATCCTGAAACGGTCCTCGCTGGCCCCAAGACGTGCTCCTTCTACCGTCTCCTCTACGACAGTGGCAACTCGTGGGACGTGTGCGTGGACGGGCACATCGCCAACCTGCTCAAGAATGAACTCCGACCGCTTACCCAATCCACTCTGTCACGACGGGAATTTGAGCAGATGGCCGAGGCGATACGCGAAGCCGCCCGCTGCATTGGTTGGCGCCCGTGCGATCTACAAGGCGCCCTGTGGTTGGCGTGGCGGTCCTCTGATGGCTTCAGACAGGGGCGGTTGTGATTTACGTTGACCCCCGCGCGGGCTCAGGCCCACTCATCCCTTACCTACAGCAGATGCGCCTCCCAGTCCGCTCCAAGCGTATGAAGTTTGGTGACTTCGCTTGGACCGGCAACGGTCCTCACGGCGAAGTCAGCGTCGGCATCGAGTACAAGAAGCTAGACGAACTCATCGGCCGCGTCTCGGACAAGACACTTGTCACCCATCAACTCCCAGGAATGCTCAAGCGGTACAAGTACTCCTACTTGCTGATCGAAGCTACGATACGACCGAACAAGCACTCCGGCCTGGAGAAATTCAAGCCGTTCAAATCCACCAACGGCAAAGACCTTGGGATGTTTCTCCCCACCCGCGCCGCAATCACCTACCCAATGCTGCAAGGCTACCTATTCAGCCTGGAGCACGCCTATGTCAAGAGTCATCCTGAGCGTCGTATCCGTGTCCGTTTTTCATCTGGCCTTCCTGATACGGTCGGCTTTATCTCTGCTTTGTATTGGTGGTGGCAGAAGCCGTGGCCCTCACACAAATCCACCTTCACCCTGCCCGCACAGGAAGACAACCACCCCACCAATATCGGATTCATGCTTGGGACTCCTACCGTGTTCCGACGCATGGTGTCCTGTCTCCCCAGCATTGGTTGGGCTCGATCCGTTGCAGTCGCTAAAGCATTCCGTAGAGCTACGCTCGACAAGAGCCTCCGAGCCCTTAGCCGTGCCGATATCAAGGCTTGGTCAGAAATAACCACTACCGACCGCAAGGGTAACAAGCGTCGGATAGGGGTCAAGACAGCGAAGCGCATACACAAAGCACTGCGGGGTGACGAGTGACTGTCAACCGTGGCATCCGGCGCCCCGGTGGTACCAACAACGCTACCCTCTACTGCCACTGCGGCCGGATGGCCTGGGTCAACTTCGCTTATCACTTTGAAGCCTGTCACGTCTGCGGGTGCAAGGGCAACGTAGATAAGGTGAAGCCGCTGCAACCACCGGATAAGAAGTACTGGGGGCCTTGTCCTCCTAACCCTTACTAATAACCAATGCCACAAGCTAGCGACGAAGACCGTAAGAAGTACACCGATCGCTTCCCTGATATCGGCTGTAAGCATGCTATTCACGAATTGGAGAAGCGTGGTTACAAGCTGAGCCGTCAGTGGGAGTGGACCGTACCGGAAGGTCACACCCCTACCGATGAGGAACTGTTCTGGATCGGCTTCCTGATCGATGAGTGGGACTTTGGAGGAATCAGCCATGGATAGGAACGACAGGAAAGATAAGATCAAAACAGCCGCGAACCAAATCGCATTCGGGCTATACCATCTGCTCTCGCCCAATGCCGATTTGAAGCAGCGCAACGGTGCTGTAGACATGCTCAGGTGCGGCCTAGAGGTAGCACTTGACCTACTGGCCCCGGAAGATCCGGCCCTGTGATCATTCTGGATTTGCTCCCGATCTTAATAGGCAGCGTGTACTCCTACCTTCGGGCATTCGATGAGTACCGATAACCATGGCAGATCAGACTGGCGGGGAATTGAGCGTCACCAATGATAATCCCCGGTAACGGCCCCCGCCTTCACAACACCCCCATGGTTGTTGGCGAAGGCCCTTCCTACTGGGAACACGAAGCAGGCTACCCCTTCGCGGGCAAGTCCGGTCGCATCCTCGATACTTACTGCTTCGTAAACAGTCTTCCGCGGCACCGTCTATTCGTCACCAACGTCTTCCCAAAGTGGTTAGGCCGCCTTCACCCCGACTCCCGCGAGGACAAGAAGCCCACCAAGGAGCAAATACTAAGATATGAGCACATCCTACGACGTGATCTTGAAACCGTGCGGCCACGCTTTATCCTCGCTTGCGGTCGTTACGCTTGTGAATGGTTCCTTGGGTCAGACTTTCCATCACTGGAAGTCGCACATGGCTTGCCCTTCCTGTGGCCGTACCCTGACGGGCATGGTGATGCTTGGGTCATCGCCGCATACCACCCCGCATCAGGAATGCGCAATCCAGAGAATGCTGACAAGTGCTTCCACGATGTTAAGCAGTTTGCTCTGTACGTCAGAGGGGAACTCACCCCCCGAGAGCGCAAAGACCCCTGCCCCGAACGTTCGTACTCACGCAAACCGTCCCTGCTCATCACGGGTCCAGATCCAGCGGTTGATACTGAAGGCTATCTCCATAGACCCCACTGCCTCTCTTACTCAACGCGCACGGGCGAAGGCTTTGCTGTACTTGCTTCCGATATCAAGAAAGGCGACTTCCTCCCCGAAGGAGTAACGTACCACCACTCCATGCACGATATGCCCGTCATTACTAAGATGGGCATTCGACTCCACCGCAAGTACACCTGGGATTACTACGGCAAGACTCAATACCCCTTCCACGACACCATGCTGATGGCGAAACTCCTTGGTGAGCCGGCAGGGCTCAAGGAAGGCGCCTTCCGACATTGCGATATGGAAATGAGTGAGTATGAATCGGTTGTTGGCCCGTACTATCGGCGTGCCTGTCTTGAGTACTTGGTTAATGCGGCCGATCGTAAATGGGGAAAGTCCAAGCCCAGGAAGATATTCGACAAGAAGACGGGCAAGAAGCGCCTATATCGCCCGCACGCAATTGGCACTCGACTGGAGTCCATCCTCACGGCAATCGCGTCTGGGAAGAAGGTTAGTCTCAGTGGCCGGTGGGAAAAACTGGGGCCGGACATTCGCAAGAGGATTGTACGCAAGTGTGGTGCGTTCCCTGTTTCCGACCCATCGCTCGCGCCTGAGTCGAAGCTAATTCCTTACGCTTGCGAAGACGCGGATGGCACTCGGCGCCTAAAAGCAATTTACTGGCCACGCATTCAGGCTCTAGGCTTAGAGGAAGCCTACAAAACAGACCTTAACGCCATCCCGATGTTCGCCGCCATGTCCACTACAGGCATGACCATTGACCTTGACCACTTCGCCCGCATCAGGCCCGAAGTGGTGAAGGCCAGGGACGATGTCGCAAAGGCATGGCTCAAGAAGTGGAACGGCGGGCACTACTTCAACCTCGCATCGGGTGATCTACTCGCCAAATTCCTTTACGAGAAAGTTGGCCTGAAGCCTATTAAGTGGACTGACGGTGGCACTACCAAAGCACCCCGGCCGAAGGTGGATGAGAACACCTTAGAACTCCTGAAGGACCAACACGACTCCATCTCTGAGTACATCGCGTGGAAGAAACTCCATACCAACGTCACCTTCATCGATCGCATTCCAAAGCACGCCGTCATGGTGCTAGACGAGGATGGCCATGAGTACCCGACGATCTTCTGCAAGATCAACACGCAAGGTACCATCACCGGACGACCCTCTACGTCAGAGCCGAATCTTCTCAACATACCGGTCCGCACGAGGATTGGCCGACGCATCAGGGAAGCGTTCGTCGCCCGCCATGGCCGTATTCTCCTCTCCTGTGACTACAGTCAAATCGAGCTTCGTATCGGGGCTCACTTATCCCAAGACAAGGAAATGCTCCGGGCCTTCCGCAAAGGAGAAGACCTACATGAAAAAACGGCCCAAGCACTCGGCATTTCCCGATACATCGCCAAGACGATCAACTTCGGCATCTTCTACGGCATGTCCTGGGTCCGCCTCCGTGCTGAGTTGCTTGAAGCGGGCATTGACAAGTCGGAACGGAAATGCCGTCGTATCATTGCTGAGTGGTTCCGGCTTTACTCTGGTGTGCGGTCCTGGCTTGAGAACCTGTTTTCTGAAGTTAGGCGGCACGGATTTGTCCGTGGCCTTTCAGGGCGAATCCGCCACCTTCCTAACATCTACCTTGATTCACGCGATCCGCTCCGAAGTGAAGCGGAGCGACACGCAGGTAACTACCCGATCCAAGAGGGCAACGCTTACTTCACCAAGCGCGCGATGGCCCGCATCCAACAGTGGATTGACCAAAACCCGGAAGTCAAAGTCCAACCGCTGATGCAGATTTACGATGAACTCCTGTTCTCCATCCCAGACGGCAGTGAAGATGTAGCACCGGTCATCACCCACTTGATGACCATGGATCAACCCTTACTAAGCGTGCCTCTCAAAGTCGAAGCTAAGATTGGCTACGACTGGGGTACCATGGTCAAGGTGTCATAACCAATGAAGAAAAAGCAAAAGCACCGCACCCTTACATCGGCCGAGAAGGCTGCGATGCGTGCATCATTCGGCCAAACACTGATGAGGAGTCTCCCCATGTGGCACAACGTACAGGTCGAAGTCCTCGTGAACTCTCACGAATTCGGACCCTCCCCCATGACGGGCGGTCAACCCGGCCCGCTGCAAACCCAGAAGGTAGTCAAGTTCACCGGTACCGGCACTTCGCTGGATTCGGCCATTGCCGAAGCGCACCAGCAGACCACCCGGTTCCTCGAATCGGACGGCGTGACGATCGGATCAGACCGGGACACAGCACCCACGTCGCCCGTCTCCCCGATCCTCCAGCCGTTCCACACTGGCAGTAAGCCTCAATGACCCTTGGGGTGGTGGTACGCGTCCCGCGGTGGCTGTGGTGGTCTGCCCTCCTCTGCTTCGTCGGCCTGCGGTACCACCACCCTATCCGCCACTTCCTTGGCGGCTTCCGCTGTGCCGTATGCGGTCTGGCCAAGGACACTGCGGCTGAGCTACTAGGTGAGCGTCGACGCGACGGCTACGTTAGCCAGATCCGAGCACTAAGGGGTCTTGACAAGCTGTAAAGACCCCTGTTAGCATTTACCAACTACCACTACCACTGGAGGATGACATGGCAGTGCTGAACAATAAGAAGGCCAAGGAGCCCATCACGGAGGAGCCCGACAAGCCCAAGACGCGGATCAGGAAGATTCGCACCAGTCACGTCGTGGTGCATCACCCCCTGGCCAGCGAGCCCATCGAGGGCGCCACGGACGGCAGCATGAGGGCCGTGCAGCCTTCCCCTACCGAATTCGATGGTGACCGGTTGGACACCATGGTCAACAATAACGGCGTGCTCACTATCGAGCAGAACAACAAGGAGACCGCGCACTACAACCAGTACTCATGGACCAAGGTCATCACCACCCACAGCGAGAGGGAAGAGGAAGTTCCGGTCGTGAACGACGATGACGACTACGACGGCTAGGAGCAAAGGGCGTGCGCTCACATAGGCACGCCCTTTGTCCTTTCTTATGGATCTGCAAGTAGGCCGTACCTACGACTTCAAACACGAAACGGAAGGTTCCTTCCGCGGCACTGTTGACTTCACCAACGATCACTTCGCCGTCATCATCATTCGCTCCATCCACCCTTACCTCCCCTTCGGCCAACCGTTCAACTCGCTCAAGCAACTGCTCACTTGGGGAGAACCACTAGCCGACGACAGGAGAGCCAATCATGGCTAAGACGAAAGTCAAGCAGTTCGCCCCGCCTGACGAAAACGAGGACAAGAAGGAACCGCTGAAGGACTTGGACGAGTACCCGGAACTCAAGCGGGACAAGCGCAAACTGGAGAACGCCGTCGATCGCTACTCCGCCCTCCACGAGCAGACCAAGGCTCTCGAATCACAGAAGAAGGAACTCGCCACCTACATCATGGGCCTGTTCGAAAAGAACGACGTGGAGCGAGTACGCATCAACGGGCACCCGGTTCGCATCGTCAAGACGGGACACGTCGCGCTCAGCAAGGAAATGCTCATCGAGAAGGGCGTGGACCCCAAGATCATCAAGGCGTGCGAGAAGTGGGTGCCCCACGCCGACCACGTTCGGGTGGACGCGGCCAAGAAGCAGTAATCACCAAGTGTCCTACCAGCTTCTTCAATTCGTACAGGCGGCTCAGTCCTTCGTCGAGGCCCATCGCGCCTTAGCCGTCTCTCACGACCGTTGTTCCTTAGCGCTCGATCGGATCGCGTCCGCGTTAGAGCGTATTGCCAGATCATTGGACGCGAAGGAGAGTGCTAATGGCAGATCCTCAGCAGAAGGAGGGCCAGGGCCAGGGGACTTCCGCAATCAACCTGAAACCACCGGTCCTGCGCGTGGCCAGAATCCGAATAACCAAGTCGGACCCCGCAACCGGCCGAGCGCAAGGCCCGGACAGCAAGAGCGGAAAACTCCCGCGCCGACAGTACAAGGGAGACGCAGGACTCGATCTTGAAGTCTCCCAGTACCAACTCGTGATGCCCGGCGCCACCGTCCGACTCCCGCACAACATCGCTGTCGAAGTACCCATCGGTACGTTCGGCATAGTCGTACCCCGATCGTCCACTCTCCCGAACAAAGGGTTACTGGTGATGATCGGGATTCTGGACCCCGGTTTCCGGGGCGAAGTGCAGACGGTCGTTTACAACCCCACGAAACGCTCTGTGGCGGTCAACAGTGACGAGCGTCTGTCGCAACTGCTGGTGCTTCCTCTACTCTCAGTGACGGTGGAGGAAGTGGACGCACCCGAGTCACTTTCCAAGTCCGACAGAGGAGAGGCTGGATTCGGTTCCTCTGGTGGGCTCACCAACACACGTACCTAGGAGGCGCATGGTTTAGGGCTCCTAAAGATTCGCCCGATACGAAGCAGTGGGGCCGGGGGTAACTCCCCGGCCTCACTTTTTTGTCAAGCAATTTATTTTCGATGATGCAGTCATTACACTTCGCCTGTTGATAACCGTCGCTACGCCGTGTTCCTGAAAAGTGAGTTTGCTAAATTGGTACTCAGGAGGCAGTAATGGCAAAGAGAAAGCCGGTGTACGAACCGAACTTGGAAACGCTGCGGCGGATGAAGCGGCGACTCAATCAGGCGATGACGTTACTGGACGGCTGCATCAAGCACTGCCGGAAGATGAACGCACCGCTGATAGAGAACACACCGGTGAAGGTGAAGAAGCAGATGGCCAAGGAAGTAAAGGAGGCCATCCAAGACGAACGATCGAAGTCCATAGACAAGGCTGCACTTCAAGCTGCGAACAGGGCACTCAACGACGCATTCTTCAAGCCCGGCGGTATTGCCGACAAGGTACGTCGGAAGAAGTAGACACACTAAAGGCCCACAGTAATCGGTGAAAGGCGGGATGCCCGACTACTGTGGGCCTATTCGTTCGTCAATTCACTAATGCTTATTGCCCATTTACCTCCTTCTCAGCACAGCGTCAATCGCCTCTTGCAGCGTCAAATCGCCATGCTGAAAGTACAGTCCCTCAGCCGCTGTCGTCTCTGCCTCACTGAGTCCTTCCGACTGCAACACGTCCCGTACTTGCTGCGTCCTCATCGCCCGATGCGCAGCCTGCCCTTCCGGTGTCAGGTTCTTCACCTTGGAGAACGCCTCCAGCGCAGTCACTTCGGCCTCGCCAATCTGCCGCTGCCCGACCACGTTGGCCGTTTCCCCTGCGGCCCTTCCTGACCCCCTGGCCATTACAGGCGGCACCCCAGGCAACCGCAAATGTGCATTGGACGGGCGACTCTTGCCCAACTCGAATCCGAATCGGGCAAGGCGCGATGCAATACTCGGCCGCTCCAGGGCCTTCTCTGCAAGGTAACTGCCGGTGGTCACGATACCCGCGGTGGGGTTAATCGCTCCGAGCACGGCCAATGGGAAAGCGCGCAGTGCGAACTTCGTCACGTCGGGCAGGCTCTTGGCCTTGGCCTTCTGAATCGCACCCGTCAGCCCATCCACGAGCAGCTTGGTATGCTCCTCCGCGTCCAGCAGTCTCCTTGGCACGATGCCCTGTCCTGGCACCATGCCCCTGCCCCTGGCACGCTCGATCTGCTTCGTAACGAAGTCCATGCGACGTACAGCTAGTTCCAAGAACTCCTCTCTGCTGTTCACCGGGCCGTGCCTCAGCAAGTCCATGGCCACGCCCCTTGCTCCCTCCAGCACCTTCTTCCCCTGTGCCGGGAAACTCTTGGGCGTTGCCCCTATGACCTTGCTGATGACGTGTGGCGCAATCACCCTTGCGAGTGGTCTTGCTACCCCCTCCACCGCGGCCGGGACCGCACCACCGAGCGCAGCAGCAGTGGCCGTCTGCGCCGGATCCCCGCCGGTCTGCACCGCCCTCACCCCTCCGGCTTCGGCTGCGCCCTTCGCCCCTCCCACGGTGGCCCTTACTAACGGCTGTAGCCCTTGCTTAATCCGCCCTGCGCTGGCGGCGATCCGCGCCCCTGCTGGCCCTGGAGTCTTCGTAGTAGCCAGGGTGGCGAAGAACTCCGCGATCTGCTCCCCGGCGAATCCCAAGTTCTGCCCAACACCCTCAGGTTCGGCGTACTCCTTCGCGGCCTGTTCGAGAAAAGCAGCATCCTCTCTCTGTCTTCGGTCGCCCGCTTCACCCTGGAATGGGAAGGGAATCTTGTTGACCAACTGCGCTGCACCAATCGCCGTCCTGGCCGCACCCTTGCCCAACCCCTTGCCCACTTCGCCTTCGAACTTCAGGAAGCTGCCAACAGCACTGCCAACTTTGTCAAGCGCGCCGCCTGACCGCGGTGATGCTTCCGCTTGAGCCACTGGTGCAGGCGCCTGTCCTGTTGACAGTCTGGCCAGCACTCTCTCCCTGGCTTGAGGACTCAGCTTTTGGAACTCAGGATCGCTTTCTACTTCGGCTCTCGTCCGAGGCATTTCTAATACCCAATCTTCTTGAGATATTCGTCAGCCTGATCCTCGTCCTTCTGCCTTCCCCCTGGCAGATTCACCGCACCGATGTTCTCCAGCGCGTCCTCAATGGCGTTGAGCATACGCTTCAAGTTGGTCTTATTCGAATCCGCTTGCTTGGTCGGATCCACCGTAAACCCGGTAATGCGCGCATACTCACCGGGTGAGATTGCGGCGCCGCTCCGCTTCCTCAATTCCGTGTCCGACAGATCCCTGAGCAGGTCAAATGCTTCCTTGACCTTTGTGCTCTGCCCGATGATTGACATTTCCTTGGTCGCGCCTACCAACCTACCAGCGAACGGTCCCAACTTGCTGGCCACTTCCTTGTCAGCAATGAGCACCTTGAGCCGCGCTGCTTTGGTCCTCAAGTCTGAAAAGTCAGTGTACTTCTGCTGCTGCAACGTGTTCATCGGAACAAAGCCAGTCCCGTCTACACCACCGCTTGCTCGCGCCGCAGCAGCGGCAGCAGACCGGTTCTTGATAGGCAGCTTGTCGAGCGTACCGCCTTGGAGAAGCAGTGCTACGTCATTCTCATCCGCACCCGCCGCTTGAGCAGCAGCCTTCTGAATGGCCGTTCTCCTCGTAGCCTCCCGCTCCTGCATGGCCTTGGTGAGAATGTCAATGTCGGTGGGTGAGAATTCGCCTTGCTCAACTCCGAGCGCACCCGCAGCCTCACGTCCCACCGGTAGAGGAGCGCGGTCCAATCGCTGCTTCACCCCACCTACCGCTTCCGCTTCGGCCAACTTCTGAGTAATCGCTCTGCGGCTGATACTGCTTGCCGACTCGGGAGTGGCAGTTTCCACACCACCACCGAATGCGCTCATATCGAACGTCACTGGCGCGTGCTGCCCAGGTAATGAGGTAGTAGGCCCGCGCATCCCCAATCCTGGCACGTCCACTGCGGTCGGCTCCGTGCCCTCCTTCAGCTTGAACAGAGTCAGCTTGTGTGCGATTTGCTGATTGGCCGCGGACAGCCTGTCCAGTTCGATCTGCCTCTTTACCTGTCCCTCTCGGAATTCCTGATTGGCCTCGAACTCCTTTTGCTCTCTCGCTTCACGGTCCTTGGCCGATCGTACTTGCTGTCCACGAGTGAAACCGCGAATGAAGGACTCAGCGAATGCCATTAGAAACTCCCGGTGGCACCGGAACCGGCGAACGCAGCACCACCACCCTTCTTACCAAAGTTGAGCATCCCCTGTGACGCGAGCCAACCGATCATTTCGCCCAGATCGGTGAGCCCACCGCCAATCCCACCACCACTCGTCTCCGTACCGGTGCTCGTGCCCGTTGTCCTCGTCGTCGTCCCTCGGCCCATGCCCAACACGCCCATCGCTTGCTGCAAGTCCTCCATGCTGAATTGCCTTCCGAGGATGGGCTCCTCGTTCATTGCTCCCACTTGCTCACTGAAGATGCCACTTGCCAGATTGGCCTGTGGGATTCCAGCAGCCATCCCTCGAATCCCCTGAGCGCTGAGCCGAGCGGACAAGCCCTTCTGCGCAGCATTCCCGGCCATGGCCGTGCTGTTCAAGCGCTGGTTGGTGATGTTCCTGGCTGCGTTGAACCCACCCATGCCATTCAGTTGTCTCATCGCCTGGGCAATCGCGCGGTCCTTAAGACCGGAGAATTCCGGTCCCCACGTAGGCGTGCTCGTGGACGTTTGGTTGATCTGGTTGGTCTGCTTCCTCTTGTTGCCGACGAGACCTCCGATGAAGCTTGCAACCCCAAGCCCAATCGGTACTGCGATCGGCAGTGGCATTACTCCCCCTTACTCCTTAAAATTCCGCCGGGTAACACGTCGCGGCGTAGAACCGTCTTACGAAAGCCTGATCGCCCCCTCCACTCCACAGTACGTGCTGCTCGTGGAAGTCGGTCGCACCGAGCCTCTTGACTTGAATCTCTTTACCGTCATGCCCAGGATCAACACGGGCAATGAGTGACGGATTATCTGTGTTGAACGTGGCCACTACCCCTGCCATATAAGCCGGTGGGTCTAGAACATGATTACGATTGTCTGGGTCAATCACCGTAGGCGGCGCCACCGCCCCGTACCGATCCTGAGCATCCCGCACCGGGGTTTCGTAATCCCCACCTGAGCACCACCGCGGACAGTTCGGGTTGTTGTCTTCACCACCGCAACACGGTCTGCCTTGGCCGCACGCCGTAGCTGGACCACCGCCGGTACCTCCACTGATAGCAGCCCAGATCGCCCGATGACGAGCAGCCAACTCCGGGTAACGGTGGGCACCACCGTACTCAACGCCGCAATCGCCGGTAGCCCCCTCACGACCGTAGGAAAAGCTGAGCATTGCGACCACGCGCGTGTTGTCCTTGACCCAAAGATAAGAGGCGTCTTGCATGTCAACCAAGTCGGGACTGATTGGTCTGAAGCACCCATTGCGGTCGTACCCCTGGAGAATCAGCACCAATTTCTTACTCGCTGGGATCCGAGCTACCATCCGCTCTACCAACTGCCTGACCGTCGCCAAATTCTGTTGACTATCCCCGTGGTTCTGAGGCGTCGGCGTGTATGCCTCAATATTGATGAAGTCGAGTTGCTGAGCGTTGATAATGTCGCTATTCAGCGTCGTTGCAGGGGTAAGAGTCACCCCCATTGGCCTAGCGGGTAATCCCAAATTGGCGATGCGATTGCGCTCTTGCTGTATCTCACTGTCCAACTGGGCCGCCGTCATATCCGGCTCATCGCCCATGCAGATGTACTTCACCTTGTCCCAATACGGCCGAGCCGCACTGAGCGTATCCCCGTGAGTAAGGATCTGGCCGAACTCAGTGTCGAGCATCATGTAGATGTTGTTCTGGGCGAACTTGGAAATCGCCGCAGTCAGTTTGGCGATCCGATCACTCGGCGGTCCAGGCGGATCACCCGGCCCGTAGTCCACTGGACCCACGTAGACCAAGTTGGTGTATCCCTTTACTTCATCAGTAAAGTCGCCACCAAAGATTTCGGTGTTCACCTTGTAGTACCCGAAGTCCATTGGGTGATTCGGTGGCGGCAATGACGCGCCCACTCCACCGCTAACCACTACCCCCGCGATGGCCCGGCGCAAACTGCGGTTGACTTTGTTAAGGCTCTCGGCTACTTGCTCTACCGTGTCGTCAAACTCACCCTTGGTGATGAAGTCTCCCCTGCTGACCGCTGGGTGAGCATTGATGAACCTGCGCTTTTGCAGATCGACGTTGCCGGTCCTCAACAACCGCACCTGTTCTTCCAGATCCTTCAAGTAGCGAAGGGTATCCGGCCCAGCGTCCTTGGGCAGCTTAGGCATTGGCCCCCGGCCCTGCTACCATCTTGAACGTCTTTTCGGTGAGCCTTCCTGCCACTCGTGCTTTGACCTTGACCCAGTACAGCTCAATCGGTGAGTCCGCTGTGATGATCAGCCTTGGGAGCCTCCCATGACACGATCGGCCAATCTCCAAGGGGTAAGTACTCTCCACGTTGGAGCGCACGGTCACTAACCCGTTACCCGGCAGTGTCCTCACTTCACCATCAAATCGGATTTGCGCAGTAATGTTGTTTTGGCATCGGGCCTTAAACTCCAACTCCCTGATCCACACTTGGTCAGGCGTATTGAAGTCCAAGAACACATCCCAATACAGCATTGGCAACGGCCTATCGCGGTACGTAACGGTCAGACTGCCTACCTTGAAGGTGAAGAAGCTACCGGTGATCCTGTGCTGAATACGCTTGGCCGCCGCCAAACTTAGCGATCCAAGATCCTTCTGCACAGTGCTGTACGATGACGAATTGGCAATCAGCGTGGTAGCTGATACCTCGTCCAACAGCAACTCCACCTGGGCATTCACTCCACCCGTATCCAGATCGGAGCGCCAGTCATGCCACTCCTTGAAGGTCAGCGGTTGGTCATTGTCGTCGCTCACCGTGTGGGCTACAACGGGAATTGCTATGGCCTGGGCACCAAACGCGTCCCCCTGCCCGCTCGTATCCACGTTGAGCAACCACAGACACCCACCGCTATCGCCTGCCAACACCGCACCGGTCGGCTCCCTATACAGTGATTGAAGACTCCTTGGATACTGCTCCCTCCGCCACCGCTTCTGGCCAAGGTCCAGCACGTAAACGATATTGCTGGACAACTCGTTAGCTCCCTCCATGGCTAGTACCCAGAGGCGACCATTACTCATGCCACCGCGAAACTTGCCCGGCGCTAACCCAAGGTTAAGCGTCTCTACACCGTACCTCGTAAGATGCCCTCCGCCAACCAGGGTGTCTAGGTTGTAGTTGATTGGGAAGCTGCCAGAACCGGCGCCCATTCGGAATCCGTCACTGGCTAGATAGACAAAGGTATCTCCGTCCTGGGCCATGAACTCACCGATCGGCGGAGTACTGCTGGTACTCTCCAACCGTGCATCAATACTCCCGTCTGGGAATTCGCTCAGACTCCCCATCAGTCGGTAGATATCCTTGGTAGTGCCAATCAGGATTTCGCCACCGGTAATAATGCCCCACTGAATACGCTCGCTGTTGTCCGCTACGTCGAGAGCATTCCAGAAGGAGTCAGGATTACCGTCCCTGCTTATCCATACTTGCTTCCGGGTGAGCGCGACTATCTTGTTGTAGTGCGGCCCGATGATGCCATTTGGCCCGATGATATCGTTGGGTGGTTCTTGGTTATTCGTCTCCAACGGGAGGTTAGTTACCAGCGCTTCCCTTTCACTGATAATGCACTCAATGGCGATTGGGTCATCGTCCACCTGGGCGCTACTCTCGCCCATTTTGTAATAGCTCCTCAGTGACCCACCACCGATGTAGGCGTACGCCTTCCCGCCAACCTCCAGTAGTTGTGCATCCTTCGCCTCCACCGCTGCCGAAGGAATAGTGACTACTATCGCGTTGTTCATGCACTCTACTTCTTCGGACGCATCACTCGGCCCGCTCAGAGCGGTGTATTCAGTAAACTCCCTGGCCCACACTGCTACTGCGCGGTACCGACCGGTCAAAGTACGATCGCTACCACCAAGGATCCTGAGCCCATCGAACCTCACTCGGCCAACGGTAATGCCCTCCTCAACATCAGTGCTGAACTTGAAGCCGAGTTGCACAGCCTTGATAGTGGACCAATTGCAGTCCGGTGTGCTCCCAGACCGCTGCATCTGGCCGCGGAATACTACGAACTTGCTCCAACCGACGTTGGCGCTTGGTGTATCCCTCCTGACCCTTGTCCTGTTGGCATTCCTCCTGCTCTCCCTACGATCGATGAAGTCGTCCCGGTCAATGCCTTCCACGTCTGGGCGATCCTCAAGCAGCTTCTTGTCGTCCAGCTTTACCTCTACTGCCTCATCGATGGTGAATTCTTGATAGTAGTAGTCGTCTTGAAAAGGCGCCTTACTGTTGGGATTGCAGTCAAATGCTACAGTGAGGATTTGCAAGGCGTCTGGGTTACTGACCCAGGCGTAGAACTCGATCCGATCTTCTATGGCACCAGTAGCCGCCCCATCGTCAAACGTGTCGAAGTTCTGAGCGTTGGGGTATAGCTTCTCAATCGTACCTTTGCCACTACTAGACGAAGTGACATTTCTGGATCCGTTGGACAGTCCGTCTTGACCCTCGCTAGCACCTACCGACCCCTCCTTGGCAACCCAGGCAGGATCCTCTACGTCATCGAAAGTGGCAACGACGATTACTCGTGGGTCAAGTACACTTACCCCAGGCGCTTGAGTTGGTCGGCTGAGCCCCCACGTCCTTGTCGTTTGCCCGTCGTTCTTCCACTTCGACTCCCCGCGGGCAACGAGGATATGGCCCTGGAAACTGCCAAAGGCCATATCACCAGTACCGCCGAGAGTAGCGAACGCACTAAAATTCTTGTAGGCGAACTCATCTACGCCAGCGCACCGGAACCGATGATTGTCAATCGCTACAGTGTAGAGCGAATGCACCGACGATTGGTTGGTGTTCATCGGCTCCGGTGTACCGCTTCCGCTTAACGGATTGAGCGTGGCTGCACCGGGCCGAAGCGTCAGTGCTCCACGCTCATCAAGGACTAGGTTGTCGAATCGGAGTAGTGACTTCTTCGGACCCTTCACCAAGTCGGCGGAGGGATCCCATCCGTTCTCCCAACCTTCCCGGTGAATCAGGCCCATTACGTGATGCTCCCCCGGTCCTGTACGATCCCAGTCACTTGCACCGTTTGCGTGGCCATCACTGTTGCCGCATCCCTCTTGTAGATGGTCCTCGTACCCGGTGCTCCGCTCGTCTGATTGATGCGATTGCACAACTCAGCGAGGATGAACCACAGTGCAGTCCTGAAGGATGGGTTGGCGCCAATGCTCGTCGGCTCCGCACCCATGACTTCATCCCAGAAAGCAGCGGTCAACGGGAATATGTCTGGTGACCCTTCAATGCCGTGTCCCGTTCCGCTCTTGACACCCAAAATACCACTGCTGTTTCCGGCGAGGGCTTCGTTCTTCATCCCCTCGCCACCGACCGTGCCGCCTTGCGTATGCAGGCCGACACCAGTTGTTCCCGCAATGGTGATCATCCCGTCCCTGGCACCAACGGCCCTGAAGCGAGCACCGTAGCCCAACGTCTGTGCTTCAGCGAACAGGCCATCGCCGGAAGTCAGACCACCGCGGAGGTACATCCCCTGTCCGGTGCCTCCTCCTTGACCGTAGATCCCGTGCAGAGTGCCGAAGCCTTCCGCGAAGATCCCGTTGCCTGTGTTGATCGCGATGAAGTGGGCACCGTTACCACTCGTCGCGCCACCCTCGCACCGAAGCCCATCACCGGTACCGTTGGCCTGGAAGTAAGCACCGTGCCCACCGCCGCTCCCCGCTTGCACAAGAAGCCCATGACCCCCTGCGCCAGCGGTGCAGTAGATACCAGCCTTGCCGGCCCCTCCGGTGAAGTCGGCAGCGTTTCCTGTCGCTCCTCCGACCGACGAGATACCGGGTTGATTTCCAGCACCCTCGAACTTCGCGCCAGCACCATTGCCACCGGCAATGCAGTGCAGACCAGTACCGCCGAGCCCACCCTCAAGTCGGAACCCTTCCCCGGAGGCGACCGCACCGTTCGCATACATGGCGTGACCAGTGAGGATACCTTCAGCGTAGAAGCCGTGCGTGCTCATTCCGAGCATAACAGTGCCACCAGCACTGAAGTACCCACCAACGCCAGTTGGACCGGACACTGCGGAAAGCCCCGCTGCCGTGCCAATACCGATGATCTCCAGGCCCGTGCTGTTCCCGGCTAGTGCTTGGAACTTTGCAGCCGAGCCGCTTGTTGCACCACCGTTCACCAGCAGACCAACCCCCGTGGCTCCGGGAGTAACGGAGATGCCGTTACCGGAAGCGAAGCCGGTGATGTTCAAGCCGTGTGCGCCGCCAGCCGAGATCGCCTGGAGCCTCATGGCGTCGCCGCCGGTTGCTCCACCGCGGGTGTGGATGCCGTTGCCAGTCGCCCCAGGAGTAACATCGATACCGGCGCCTGAGCCCATACCGGTGATGAGCACACCGACGTTGTTTCCCGCCTGAGAAGTAATGCTCATTCCTGCGCCGCTCGTCGCTCCACCCAAGATTGCGAAGCCTACTCCGGTGGCACCAGCCTGACACCTGATCCCATGACTCGTTCCGCTAGGACCACCAGCCACATTCATTCCGTGGCCAGTGCCAGGGGCCGATGAGTTGATCCCGTGACCGCTTGTCGCTCCACCATTGGTGTTGATGCCGTGTCCTGTTGCGCCACCCACCGTGGTGATCCCGTGACCACTTCCCTGTCCTGCCAAGCTGAGTCCGTGGCCATTCCCGTTGCCTACTCCGCGGAAGCCGTTGCCGGCGGTACCACCTACCCCTTCGATGCCGTGTCCCGTCGCCCCACCGGTACCCTTCAGACCACTTCCGCTGCCGTTCCCGGCAAGCGCCAGACCGCTTCCGTTACTGCCACTGCTGGTGGAACTGATCCCGTCGCCCGCATCGTTGTTGATCACCACCCGCCGTAGTTCAAGGAATGTCTCAATGTGGAGGAAGGTGTCTATCCACAGGTGAGTGCCGGTCTGATCTCGCAAGGCGATCGTCACGTCATCGGCCTGCATTTCCGCTGCTACCAAGGCCAAAGCGTAAACGCCGTTGCCGATGTGCGTAGGTAAGTTGGTTGTGTTGGCGAACGCTGCCCCGTCCTTACTGATGACGCAATCACCAGCAGCGAAGGTAGCACCAGTGGTCATGTCTGGCGGAAGCGCGTTCGTCGCGTGCCACTGCCTCAACGAGAAGCGAATGGTGACGGCGACTCCGTACCGCCTATGAAAGTAGTGATCGAGCATGGCTCCTTCCTGATTCCTAAAGCGCTAGATTGGTCTTGAACACGGCAACTCTCAGGGTGCCGCTGCCGGGGTTATGCGCTACCAGCGCGTTGTTGGTCATGGCCACGATGACATTGCCGCCGTAGACCGTACTGTGCAGGATCACTTGGCTGTGCGGAATGCCATTGAACGATACCCACACGAAGTCACCCGCTTCGATACCGGTGATCGGGATGCTGACCGATGAGAACTCACCAGCGGGGATGGACCCCGGATCCCACACTTGGGCTTGAGTGGCAAAGGCGAAAGAGGCAATGTTGATTCTCCTTCCCTTTTGCTTCCCACCACCGGGTGAACTGACTTCTACCTCCCCAGTGCCTATGTCCAAGTCCTGTTCGACGGCCCGCTCGTAAACCAGTGCTCCAGCCATGACTCCTGACTCCTTTAGAAACCGGGATCCGGCATGTTGCGTGGCAACTTGGCGAATCGACCACGGGGGAGCACTTCATCAGTGCCGCCGAATCGGAATAGACGTGCGGCGTGAATGGCATCGCGTCTGGCAATTACCCTTCGGACTCCAGACTCCCAACGGCCTTGGTAATGCTTGGCCAACTTCAAGTCCTGACCCGGCCCACGGTGCTTCAACGCCTGCCACATCGCGTAGTGCCGAATGTACGTGACGTAGTGCAGTGGGATTTCGAACTCCGAATTACGCCACACCATCGGGCGGTGGCGGCGGTAGAACTCGATCCTCACGTTACTCCTGCTCTTGCTCATACGACGGGCCAAACCGAATGGGCCGTAGCTGGCGAAGTAACCGGGAAGGCGACGGAGAAATCCGGTGCCACCGAACAACTCCACCGGCAGAGGAAATGGATCTACGAACGCGGGCGGTGGTATGACTACTTCAAATCCGCTGAATTCGTCCAGCACCGTGATACCACCAGTGACAGTGATAGTAGCCAATACTGGTACCGCGGGAGTGAAATCGTGGAACACAGACGGCTCAGCATCGAGCACACCGCTGAAGACAGAGCCGAACTCATCGATGTGCATTACGAAAACGGACGCAGCGGATCCTTCTTGCTGATTAGCCCCACCGCGGAGCACGCCCCACAGGCCGATGGCGAAGTAGTAGTCAGCGATGACAGACGGCCGCTTCCACTTCCTCAGCCTTCTCAACCCATCCTTATCCTGTAGGTATGCCATCACATCACCGGGTACCGTTTCGTAAAGAGTGTCCCGTCGTTCCAATTCGCGTGAGGACGCTGGATCTATCTTCCTGTCATCCCACGTCGCCCGGTCCATTTGCAGCACGGGACTGGGCAATTCCGAATCTGCATTGACGTAAGGGGTGACTAAGAAGGCATCCCGATCGACTCTGGACGTGTGGTTACTCGGCCCGTGACCACCGGGCATCCACGACCACTCCCACGGTTGGGTGAACGCGGCATCGGTGAAGTAGACTTCGGTTTGCGTTGGCGACTTGAACCTGAGCCTTTCCCCTCCGGGTATCGGCAACGGATCAGGGCCAAGATCCACTTCCAAGCCCACCGTCACTTGAGGAGCGCGGAAGTACTTCCTCTCCCATTCGTAGCGGTAATTCGCCGTGTTGGGCAGGTTATCCAAGTAGTCCACGTCCCACAGCAACAGGGATAGAAAGCACAGTTGGTTGGTGCCGTCTACGATGTAGCGCTCAATCTCCGTGTGCTGCCAGATGCGAGAAGCGTCCGGTATCTCCGATGGGGAATCACCAAGACGCCTTAGTATTTCGAGAGCCAGGGATCCAAGCGTTACTGGAGTCTCCATTGCCATTTTAGAAGACCGGTCCTTCCTCGCTCATCCCGTGGCGCTTATCGACAATCTGCCTGGACTGCACGTAGTCAATCAGCTTTTGCTCCCAACCTTGGTAAGCATCCCAATGATCGAAAGCGATGAGTACTTCCTGATCCTGGCAGAGTAAGTCGTAAAGAGCGTACTCGACGATGCCGTCGTGTAAGTCTTCGGGAAACACCGGTACGTCTGAGTCTCTGACCATCTTCTTCGGCAGCCCGCGGAAGTGCAAGCGCAAGGAGTCCCGCTTGTCCAGATCGCCCGGTGACCGAGGGTAAACGCCAAGTTGCCACAGCGAACGCATGAAGACTTCCCGCGGCTCACCGCTTACCGTCTCCCACTGGGCGTACATGGAGCACCTACCCTCATCCATGTCCCGCGCATGTCGGAAGATCATCCACCGCTTCGTCATGACGGTGAAGACCCTGAGAGGGACCAATACCGTTTCACCCAAGAGCCCGCGAAGATCGAAGTAGGTCATCAGTGCGTACTGCGGAAGCGTTACGTACCGCTCATGACACTCGCTGGCATCGCACATTTCTGTGTAGCCTTCGTTGATGCTCGTGTCTATGTCGTCTTGAGTCCAATAGGCGGGATTACTCGCTGACTCTGCAAGCCCTTGGGTGACGCGCTCCCTGATTTCCCCGAAGTTCATGACCTGGCCCTACTACATCCCTGATTCGAATGCTGCGTGGACCTTTCCCACCACGGCACCGGCACCGGACGCGAGAGTGATGGTCCACGTTGCGCCAGTCCTCCCGGTCAGACCGAAATCGAAGAACCCAGGACCACCCCCGATGATATCGAATGCGATGCTGGTGGTACCGTCCGAAACGGTAAGCCGCCCTCCGGTGGGCGCTGCACTGTAACTCCACCAGACGGTGCGCAGGGTATTACGCCTCCCGGCCACTCCTGCCAGCGTTGCGACTGCCGCTGTTGCCGCTACTGGCTCGTGTGACACCACCCGATCTGCTACTGAGTAGTTGTTCATTGTCATTCCCTGTTAATGGGCGACGGGGTGATCGGTCCACCCCGCCGCCCTACCAAAATCACCTTGAGCGTTCTGGCCCGCAGGCCCTCTCAGAAAAGCGCTAATCACTCCGCACTTTGTGAGTCCTTTATCAGTCAGCCAGGATTAGCTGACCTTGATATCGAACTCGTTTGAACGAACGCCGTTGACACTCCCGAAGCAGTGGAACGACTGGCCGTCCGCGGAGGCGAAGCACTGCATCTGGTGGAGGAAGCCCTTGCTGGTGAGCCACGCGGTGATGCCGTTGCCGATCTCGTCCGTGTCGTTCGTCTCGTATCCGGCGATGGGCTCACCGTTGGCGGCGGCGCCGTGGCCGATGATGAAGGCGTCGCCGCACCGGATTTCCGTCTTGTAGGCGAGGCCCAGGCTCATCACGTCGGCGCGGACGAACTCCCGGCCCTGCTCGTCATAGGCCGTCAGATCCAACCAGAACTTGTTCTCCCAGTTGAGGGCACCGTTGCCCTGCTCGATCTGCTTCAGTTCTCCTTGCGGGACGAGTCCGAAGGGGTTGTTGTCGTTGTACTCCTCGGGGAAACGCTGCCGGGAGTACTGACTCCTGACCAGATGGAGAGTGACCTTTGCCACCTTCCGACCGGCGGATGGACGTGGGATGTGGTCGTCGGGGAAGTCGTCGGTGCCCCCCGCTGGTGTCGGCTTGTCCACCGGCTTCTGCGGAGGCACGGGCTTCGGTGCGCGAGTGAACCACCCGATCACCAACGACAGCAGCTTGTCGAGCAACCCTGCCTGATCCGCTGCGTTGATGATCGTTCCGACGATGTTCTTCTGGTTGTTGCCCGCGGAGGCCAAGGACTGACTGAGCAGCCCACTGTCTTCCTCGTTGCGGCGCTCCTGCGCTTCCTTCTCGTCTTGTGTGTCCTGCTTCTTCGTCATCGAATCACCCTTTCCTAGTGGTTACTGTTACTGCCTATTCACGATAGAAGACGTGATCCCCTATCGTTACGGTCCTCGTCATCTGACGAGCCCAAGCGGGCGGCCAATTGCCTGTATTCGCGGGAGCCTGCACCGTGTGGTAATGATCGGACCCACCGGTAATGTCCGTTACCGAATTGGACAGTACCGATGCTGCTGCCGCGATACACCTAACGAATGCCGGAGTCTCGCATGTGACCCTCATCAGTCGAATGCGATTGGGGTCATTGTCGTTCCAACATGAGAACTGCTTGGGGCGAAGGCAGACCCCGATCACGCCTTGCCCGAATCTGTTCGGCCGCTTGGCGCGGTTCATTATCACGAATGCTACGGCGATGAGCCCGCTCCAATCCTGATTGCTCGCTTCGCCGTACAGCGTCCGCGACAGTACGTCTAGGTCGCGCTCGTTCATCGCCCCTTGTACTCCTCGTTCGGCTTTTTGCCGATGCCGCCGATCGCCGCGTGGTTGGTGCGAGAGTAGTAGAAGCCAAGGATCAAGAACAGCGACGACGACAGGATCACCGGATGGCTGTCAACCATGCCGACCTTGCGAATGGCATTGATGGCGGCCACAATCATGTTCGTCATAACCACCACCAGCGTGACGATGCTTTGGGTGTACTCCCAGATCAAGTTGATCTTTCGCTGACCCGCTGTGGTCACGTCCTCTTGGAACGTAGTCGTTGGCGGTAGCGGCGTCTGCTCCGCTGACTGCAACTCCGTTATCGTCTCTTGAAGTACAGGGTCCACCTGACACTCCTTATCTACAGCGGAGCAGCACTTTTCGAACAACCGGAGTAACTACGCCCGAAGCGGCAATGGCCTCCAAGGCGGTAGCGAGAGCACCACTGCCATCACCGGCAGCGATGCGCTGTAGGTACCACTGATTTGCAACGGGGGCCAGCTTGTCACCGATGATCGTGGGGTTGACCGAATGTGCTACGACCAAGGCGTAATCGCACCAACCTTGGGTCTGCACCCGGCCGTAAGCACCAGCGAGGATTTCCTCGTAAGCAACGCCGTAGAACAGATTGAGTTGACCGGCCAACGGCTGAATGACGTTCACGCCATCGGTGTCCGCGAATACGCGAGTGTCAAAGGCCACTGGGTACCCACGCTGAATCGTCACCCCTGAGTTGTTGTAGAGCACTTCCAGCACTTGCTCCGCAACCGCCTCGCTCTCTCTCAAGAACTGCATCGCCGCTCCTTAAGACGAAGGGGGCATCAGGTTTGGTTATTCCTGATGCCCCCATGGTGTTGGGTGATTGACGACTAGCCGTTCAGCATGACGCGGGCAAAGCCCGTCGTGGTGACGGTGGTGAACACGGCACTCACGCCCGCTGCGGCGGCGAGTGCGTTGGCGGCGGTAGCGGCCGTATCGTCCAGCGTTCCGGCCGTGGCGATGGGCACGGCGGGAGCAGCGACGACGACGGTAGCAGCGGCCTTGACGAGAGCGTCACCGCCACACTGCATCCAGAAGTACTGGTTGTCCAAGATGGCAACGCGAACCTGAGTGGGCGACACGTTCTCGTTGGGCCACGCACCGATCAGTACCGTGTCCGCAGCAGCAGATGGCTGTGCCTCCCATGTGCCCTCCGCGTAGTCGGGAATGAGCGCATCGCCCAGTGCGATGGCAGCGCCCGCGTGCATGTAACGGAACGCCTTGCCATCGTTGGTTTCGATACGAAGACCCAACTCGTGCTCTTGCAGGGTATCGACTCGGGCCAGATCGATACCGAGTAGCTTCCTGTGTACGCCAGTCATTTGGCTTCTCTCCTCTCTCGGTATTCGATTAGGCGACCGGCGTGGTGTCGATGCCCCACATCACGCCCTGCTTCCGCCGCTGTGACGTGCCCTGCGCGCCGTACCAGAGTAGCTTGGACGAACGGGCATCCTGATCCGGCGGTGTCTCGAAAGGCGTGTTCATGAAGTTCGTTTCGGGGTCGTACTCGATTTCGAGGAACTGGGGCGACAGCATCGCCAGTGACCCTTGCGAGGGCGATTGGGTTGTGGTCCTGGCCTCCACGTTGGGCATGAACGTATCCCACACGAGCGGGTGTCCGTGGAAGTCGGTGGCTTCGAACGGGAATCCGGCCCTCTTGTATTCGATGAAGCGCTGCTTCGAACGGAGCGCCGCGTTGTAGTACAGGTACGTGCGCCGATCGCACACGAACAGAGTGGGCGAACCACCCGGCCCTTCCTGCAACTGCGTGTACAGATCGTCCAGTTCGAACAGGAATCCCGCATAGCTGCTGGACGTGCTCTCATAGCTGATGTTCCTCCACCACGTTTCGGTGGACTGGTTGATTTCCCCGATGGTCGTTGACGTGGTGGGATCCTTCTTCACCAGCAGGAACAGCGGATCGATGAACTTCCTTCCCGTCGTCGGGTGTGCGTAGGGCGCTTCGATCTGGCCCGCAGCGTTGTTGTTGATCCCATTGCCCTGCATCAGCATCTTGGCGAACTTCTCTTGGATGCCGAGAGTGGCCTGCTTGATGCGAGCCTTGAGCAACTTGAAGATCGCGTGCCGACCGGAGTTCTTGCGCTCCTCGATGCGGCTGATCTGCACGGTGGTGGCGAGTTGGCGCCAGTCCCAGAACGCTGCGGTGATCCCGTCCACCGGAGCGTACTCGATCTGATCGTAGTCGGCGTAGGGCTCGGCGTTGTTCAACCCGTACATCAGGTTGATCTGCTTCTTCGCTCCGAGTCCGTCACCGGCCGGAACGTAGCCGTCGTCGCGCTCCTTCATCAAGTGATAGAGGAGCAGCATGGACTTCGACACGTTGTCCACCAGAGTCGCGTTGTAGTTCATCAGGGTGCTGGTGAACAGACCGTTGTAGTTGATGGTCTGTGCGGTTGCGGCCAATGGCCTATCTCCTTGGAGATAGCCCAATCAGTAAGGAGTGAGGACTAACGGTTGATCCCGCGCCCCACTACTTCGCCGCGCTCTGCCATGGCGATGGATTCATCGATGGACAGAAGCTTTCCGGCCTGACCGGGCTTGACGGTCCCGTCGCCCACCGCCTTCGGTACCTTTCCAGCAGCCGCAGCTTCGGCGCCCTTGACCATCTTCTTCACAGCCTTCCTCGTCCCGTCCGCAATGCCCTGTTCCGAAGCCGCGATGGTGCGCAGCATCTTGAGGTAGTCGTAGGTGCTCGTGTTGGATCCCGGCGCGGGGACTAACGAGTCCATCAGTTCGCCTACTCGCTTGCCCAGAGGTTCCTCGTCCTTGCAGTCGGGGAATTCGGTTTGGAAGCGTGTGGTTTCGGCTTCGGCGGCCTTGGCGATCGACTCTACCGCGCGCTGCTGTTCCGCCTGACGAAACGGAGCCATCGTAGCGTGCTGAGCCTTCGCCATTGCGCGCGCCTGGACTTCGGCCTGCGCGGCATCCACACCACCAGCGACCAATTCATCCTTGATGACCTTCGTCGTTGTCGTGATCGCTTCTTCATCCGACTGCGCTGTTTGCTTTCTCTGTCCCTGGATCTGATCGAGTACGGCGTTGGCGGCTTCCTCAGCGTTCGTTCGGAACGCCTCAAGGAACTTGCGGTTCGCAGCGAACTCTTGGAACTTCGGAGTCAGAACCTTGTTGATGTAGTCGCGTGCTTCCGGCTGAAGCTGTGAATAGAGACGGCCCAGTTCTTCGTTGCCTGAGCCCTGTAGGTAGTCTGGAAGTGTGACGGGTGCCTCGGGGGCCTTGTCAGGAGCACCCTCCCCCTTGTCGGTCTGCTGCTCCTGGCCATCGGCGCCGGCCGTGCTGGTGTCGCCATCACCGGTCCCATCACCACTCGCTGATTCGTCGGCAGCCCCGGCATCGTCATCGCTGACTGCAGGACCACCGCCATCTTCGGTGGTGACTTCACCAGACTGCTCCAGAGAATCGAATGCGCTGTTGAGCGCTTGATCGATCGTCGGGAGTGCTCCCTGGCCCTCGGAACCGGCTGAATCGGCTGTTGCCACGCGCGCCTCCTGTGCTGATTGCAGTATACGCTTCGTGGACGTAGTTGTACTGCTACCGTCACAGGTACCCTTTACAGGGTGTAAATGGGGTATTTACTAAATATGGAGTACGCGCGTACAGGAGGACAAGAGTACAGGAGTATGCGCGTACAGTAGTACGAGTTACCGGTCTAATCGTCGTCGCGCAGCAAGTTCCCGATGGTGGTCACTCGGCCGTTGTCGTCTCTCACTCGCATCCCGCCATGGTGCTGTCGCACAGCCTCATTGAAGGCCCTGTCCATCCCGTTGGTGTTGAACTTGAAGGGCGGGACTTCCTTGTCGTACTTGCTGCCAAGGTCCACGCCCCGCTTGTGCATCAGTGAATTCCACTGGGCCAAGCTGCTGATGTAAACCCCCCTTGGATCCCCGCCCTTTGGAATTGGCATGATGTGAGGATCCCAGAAGGCAGCGAATGGTCGGTACTCCTCCTGTCTCTTGTGTTCGCCAAACTTGCCCCAGCAGATCGGCCAATCGCCAACGTGGATCTTCTGTTCGCACCGATCGCACACGTCGAAGTTCGGCTCAGGCCAACCAGATGCTTCAAACGCTGCTCTCTGTTCGGGGTCATCCCACAGCTTGCACATTGGATAATGCTCCTTCCTACTACTACGGCGCCAAGAACTCGATCACGACACAGACCCCATCGGCACCAACTCCACCGGCAACACCATTGACGGTGGTGAAGTCCAACGCGCCGCTGCCACCGGAGCCAAACGCCTTGCCATTGTTACCGACAACAGTAAGGTCAGTTACAAGACTCAACTGAGCGCCAACTGTCTCACGACCACCACCACCCCAGAACGATGCACCACCGAATCCACTGCGGCCGATGATCATGTCGCTGGTAGTCTGATCGTGGGCGGAGGCAAGACCGCATCCACCATCGCCACCTAAGATATTGAGCAGTCCACCCGTGGGTGAACCACCAACACCACCATTGGTGGCTTGTGCATCTACAGCAACAGACCCAGATCCATTACCGCCGGTCCCACCATTCGCGGTGTGTAGAGCCCCGAATGTGGTGTTGCTGCCAGTACCACCAGCGCCACCAGCATTGGTGCCTGCTAGGCCGCCGGTTCCGATAGTGACAGTCTGTGATGCGCCGATAGTGGCGGCTGAGAATAGCTCAATGCAGGTGCCGCCAGCCCCACCACCACCGCCGACGCCTACGTCACCGCTGCCGCCCGCTGAAGTATCTGCACCACCGCCACCACCACCGGCCCCAGTAGAGATAACGAGACACGTCTTCATTCCAGCAGTGGGAGTGTAAGTGTTAGCTCCGACAGCAGTGAAGACTTGTAGCTGGACATTGGAGATAGCGGAGATAGCGGTAAGCACCTGCGCTGCCGTCAAGTCCGTGGGATCACCAGTCCCGGCACCAAGGGCACGTCCCTTGATCGTAGCTGCTGCCATGTTAGCAAGCAGAGTGTTGGTGATCTGATCGGTGTTCACATCTGCCGTATCGACTAGCTTTGCTGCCGCGTCCTCTGCTCCAGCGGTAATGTGACGGAAGCCTGTGCCGGTCGGCGGTGATCCGCCTGACGGTGGAGTGGCGAATGACCCATCGGCGCGGAGAAAGTTAGCTGTGCCGCCGCTTGATGCCGGAACCATTCCCTGTAGTGCTGACGTGAACACATTGGGGATTGCGGTAAGCTCAGTAGCAGTCAAATCGACTGGATCACCGGTACCGGCGCCGACCGCTCGGCCCTTTACCGTGCTCTGAGCCATGTTTGCAAGTAGCGCATTGGTGATCTGATCGTTATTTACGTCCGCTGTGTCAACCAGCTTCGATGCTGCGTCCTCAACACCGGCAGTAACATGCCTGAAGCCTGTGCCGGTCGGCGGTGACCCACCACCAGCGGCCACGAAGCTTCCATCCGCGTTGAGAAAGATCGCTGCGCCGCCTGGGAAGGAGTGATCACTACCGTTAATGGTATGTGTCAATGGTTTCTGAGGGTCTTGCAGTAGACCAATCAAGTTGTCCACGAGTATTTCGTCACTACCACCAGACTCATGGGAAGTCGCGTGAGACGGAAGTCCGCTTGGGGTAGCACCCCTCAGTGCTCTCCAACTGACTCCATCGCTCAGGAACAGTATCGTTTCACCTTGGCCCAGGCTGACAATGGACTGTGCTCCATCGATAAGCTGATTTCCATTCGGGCGAACGATAAGAGCCGCGGACACCGGCGCTATGTTGGCCACGAAGACTTGCTGGCCAACGTAGAGTGCCGCGTCCGGTAGTACGGTGTCCAAAGCACCGTCTATGATCCCAGTACCGCTACTGGGATCGAGGTAGCGGAGTTCGATCATTACTTCAGACCAATCTGGTTACGGAGTTGGTTGACCATATCCATCATGCCTGGGAGTTGAGGACGCCCTCCCCCTCCACCACCGCCAGCACCGGAAGAAGCAATGGCCACTTCGGTTCCCTTCGTGCCTGATTCCCCTTGGTCACTGGGCAATTGTGAAGCCGCACTGCCCATGGCCATCAACGTCAACTCAATGGCCAACTTGAACTGCTGAATGGCCTTTTCGTTCCTGATTCCTCGGAACGACAGCCACTTACGCAGCAGCATATCGGAGAAGCGCAGGAACAGCATCAGGACCATGCTGCTGGTGAGAGCGAGTAGCGCTTGGTCAAACTGCTGCCGCTCAATATCGTCGTTGATCGGGCTTAGTGACTCGGCCTCTACCGATACGTCGTAGGTGAGCGGACCCAATTGCTCACTGGTGAGTTCTTGGTAAACCTGGACCACGCGCATGGCTTCCATCATTCCCGTTGGGCTCAGTGGGTCTACGTTGCGCTGAATCCAGAATGGGAGTGACATGAACGCCTTGCAGGTTTCGATGGTGCAGCGGGCAATGCTGCCGACGAACCGGGCAACGCCCATCTGTCCGAAGGACTCACGAATACGGGCTCGCGTTTCCACCACCGTCGCTTCGGTAGCAGTACCGCCCGTCTTGGCCTCACGCTGATTGCTACCGACCGACGCTATCTCCATGAAGTCCAAACGCGTCTCAGGAACATTCCTCGCCACTGCGGGGTCAAGCGGTGCGTCTTCGATCGGAATGATGGCCGGGATCATCCCGTTCGTCTGCACGATGGTCCCATCACCCCCTTGCTCCAGCTTCACCAGTTCGTCATCGGCAATTGCGTTTCGGACCATCTGGTACCGGCGATCCATGCGGCGCCGATGTGACCGCTGCTTCTCCCGTGTCTCGTTGAGTTCCGCCTGGGGGGAAAGCAGGTTGAAGTGCGGAGGAAGCGGGTACCAACCCTCGCTCCTCTCGTGGTGCTTGAAGCCGTTACCGAATGGGTTAATGCCCCAATGCACAGGGGGTAACAGGTAGAACTTCTGCTCCTGGGGGATCATGAACCACGATTGAGTTCTGAAGTCGTAAATCTTCCAGACCTTCAACATCCCCTGCTTCTTGGGCGTTTCGTCTACGGTGTGGTACCCATCCCCACCTTCATTGGCGCTCAGATCGATCTTGCCGGTGTAGTCCTCGTCGTACTTCCCAGTGGCCTTGATCTTGTCTCGGTTGGCCAGGATCGGTGAGCGCTTGATATCCTCCGCGTACCACCATTCGCAATAGCCCGCCCAGTCGCACTCCTCAAGGATACTGGTGGCGCGGATACTGACGCGGAAGTTCTGTGGGGGAATACGCTTGTAGTAGATGGACTCCTGCGTCGGTACCTGCGCCGGTTGGTTGATCGGTACTCCCCCTGCCATTAGATCGGTCACTGGCTGATCGAAGTCACCGGCCAGGACAGGCTTCCCCGCATTCGGATTGTTGATGAACTGCGCAGAGTACCCAGTCTCAATCATACCGAAGTAGAAGAAGGAGTCCTTCAGCGCCGCATTGATGTGCTCCTGTAGGTGTAGTGAAGGATCGGTCATGAACGAATTGGCCGTGTCCTCACTCAGTCTTGCTCGCTCCATCAGGGTGGTCATTGGATCGTCTTCCCTTTGCGGGCGAGGAACGACTGAGCACCCCGGATTGCGGAAGAACAGGCTTGGTATTTTCACTTCGATCGTAGGGTACAGCAGGTTGATGATGTACGGATCGGCCGAGGGATCCGCGTTTGCGTACGCATTCTTCCCCTGATACCCCTCGTACCAATCCCACCCCTGCTTGCAGAGGAAGCGCTTCTCCCACTTCTTGTACGCCTTATCGGCTAGGCCAATGCGCTCGTGCCATCGCCCAACCTCAATGCGTTCCCTGTCACTGGTGGAAGCGCCGGTCGCGTAGGCCATTTCTTATTACTCCTGTGATCCGAATTGAGCAGACAGATCCTCGATACGACCGTGAAGCTTCTGCCTGATGTAGTCCTCTTGCGCCCGCAGGACTTCCTGCCAACGCCTATCCGTCTTCAAATGTCGCTTCAACTTCATGCGAGCCTCCAGCATCGTCCCGTGTAGTGCCACTTTCCTCTGAGCAGTGAACAACGGGGGACGCGAGGCGATGAAGTACCGAGTGGGATCGTACCCGTGATCTGGAACTTTAGGATCCCGCTCGTCGGAGTAAACGTCTCGGCCATTCTCCGAGCCAGTCTTCTCACGCCTTTGAGCCCTGAGTTCCCTGATAGCGTGTTCGCAACCGAAGTGGTAAAACTCAGGGTGCCGCTTGAGAAAGAAGATTCGCGGTGACCCCATCTTCTTGGTGAACGGGTGAATGTGATTGGGGTCTACCTTCAGGTATTCGTTAATCCGGTTGCGGGTGCCAAATTCGTCGTTATTCCCCTTGGCCCAGAAGATCGCAGTCTCCGGTAATTGGCCATTAGCGGTATCGGTCCACTCATCGGCAACGGAGTACCACCCTTCTTTCTTCTGCATCGTCTTGTTGTGTATTGACGGATCACCGATGTTGAAGGTGTAGGGCTCCATCCTTCCCGTCTCGCCCATGAGGCTCAGGGAGTGGACGTTCTGGCGGTGCTCGCTAATGAGTGTCCGACCCTTGTAGTACTCCCGATAGCAAATGCAGTTCCCGTCATCGTCCGTGGCGTACCACAAGACACAAGTAGGTGATGAGTCTCCGTGGTCCATTACTCGGTGCAGCGTACAGGTGTTGCGGATGTGGTTGAGAATTCCCTCGTACGCCTCCGGTGAATCGGGCGTGATGATTGACTCGTCGGGGATCTTATGTATCTGGGCCTCGCTACTCCCCCACTTGCCATAGACGTACTTATCGATCCACACTGGGTCGGCACTCATCAACTGATCACGGTTCTGCTTGCTGAGGAACTTGTTGTGAAGGGGATTGAACGTGATCATCTTGTAGCCGAATGCACGCCACTTCTCCTGCCACTCGGGCGATTCTTCGTGGAAGCGGCGCCAAACCCAGTGAGTCTCCAAGTCTGGGTTGACGGTAATCATCGGATAGATGGGCGGAATCGGTTTCGCGCCTGGGTGCGGCAGACCATCGGGCGTATTCCACCACGCCCACTCTCGGCCTTGCGCACGCTCCTGATTTAGCAACCACTGCGGTACGAAGGCTTGATCCCAACGTCCCAAGCGGCGAAGGAGGGTATCGAAGTTCTCCTCCTCCATTTCTTCCGCCTGATCCAAGAGGAACCAATTGATTTCAAGCCCGCGTAGGATGTGTTGGATGTTGGGATCATCCAAGTGGAGGAATAGTATTTCGGACGAACGAATAATCCCGTCTTCGCACTTGACGGGATTTAGCCTGAGTATCTTCTCTTGGTCCGCTCGCCTGCCACCGTACATATAGGCTTCGGGCGGGCAGTCCTTGAAGAACGTAACCATGGTGGTCTTGCGTAACTCGTCGCCAACGCGACGCGCGACGACACCGCGGTTACCTGGGAATAGAGACGAGAGGTAGAGGATCTTGCGGGTGGTACAGATGGTCTTGCCGCCACCGAAGCCACCGTTGAGGCAAAGCGGCGCAGGGCCGTACGCGAAGGCTTCTGCCTGCTCATCCATCGCCCATTGCAGGCGACGGGTGCCTCTGGCTTGCTGTTGGTTGAGTAGGGTTTGGTGACGGGTGTAGACCAACGGCTGACTAAGCCTCTCCCCGCCTTTCAAGGAGAGGGTGCGCTTACTAAGGGGTAGTTGTCAAGCGGGGGCACTAAAAGGAAAGGGCCGGGGGTGAGGGTGAGTCACCGCCCGGCCCTTGGGCATCAAGCCCGGCCGTCAGTCACAGGAGTAGCGGATAGACTGCTGAGCCCATGCCGGTCGTACTGAAGACGCCGCTGAAGGCCAGGCCGCCGATGCCTCCGCCGATCAGGGCGGCATAGCTCGCGCGACACGGGATGCAGGGGTCGGTCCAGGGGTCGCCGTCCAGCTTGAGGTTCCTGATCGCATATTCGCCCATCTGGGCATCGAGCACCGCCACCAGGGGCGGGCTCACGTCGCCTGCCTGGACCACCGGGAGTGCCGTCACGGCACACACCAGCATGGCCAAGCAGAGCACCGCGGTGACTCTCTTGAGCACTGCAACTCTCCTTTCGATGTACGGCATAGCGGGATTATTTCCCATATCCTTAATGAATGTCAAGCGCAACGCCACCACAACCACAATCAGGGTCATGGACTATCCCGTCAGGCACGAACAGGAGATTGTGATTGCAGAGGGAGCAACTACCGGTCATGCCATCGGTGATCTGCTCCGGTGGGCACCCCACCCAAGTAAGACGGACACCGCACACTGGGCACACGACAGTTGGAATGTCATACACGGCCATCAGTGAATTCCTGGGAGCAATCGCCGCTTGGTCTTCTTCAATGAGAAATCACCGCGTAGCTTCGGCCCGGTGCGGTACGTTCGGGACTTCGCACCACAGCGGCGGCATACGCAATAAACGCGACGGTGCGGGCACGATGCGCGATCAGTCGTAGAAGTCTTCTTCATCGTATTGGTCATCGCGCATGGATTCGCCTTCGAGGCGCTCCCACTCCGGCACCACCGACTCGGCCAGCTCCTCCAGCGTCTCGGCTGCGTCCTTCCAGCGTTCAGGCGCCATGCTTTTCCTCCTTCGCCGCCGGTTGGAAAGCGCGGCGCACCGACTTAGACGCAATCAAGCGTGACGAAGCACTGAGTCCCCTCTCGGTCAGGATCGTCATGCACGCCTTCTCCAGATCCGCCGCCCGCTGCTCTGCCCTGGCCCCTTCCTGCTCATGAGCCGACAGCGCCAGCAGCCAAGCCTTAGCGGCCTCGGGAGTGGGCGCCACGTTATCCACCAACACCAGCTGCTCCCACCATTCCATATCCCGCTCTGCCTGACAGCGGGTTAGGACTGACAGGATCATCCGGTCTACGTTCTGCTCCAGCGACGGCGTAAGCGGCTCCTCCGCGATACGCTTTCGCAGCTCTGACGCCATCGCCCGCAGCTTCTCCGGCTGTGAGGGGGTCACTGGCCGTGCTCGCCTTCGTGACCATCAGGCTTGCCGCAGCGATAGGTCACCGGGAATGGCTCGCTGCGTCGTCCCGGCACTGGATAGCGCCCTTTGCAGTGCGCAGTCAGCTTCAGGATCGGCTCCTCCCGCTTCTCGTCCGGGGGCTCCCCCGGCAACTCGCCGCGTCGCATCAGCAGTTCTGTTCTCATGGCACGAACCTCGTCCACGTGTAGACCGCTGCCGTTGCAGATGCAGTCGTGGGTCGGCTGGCCCCCACAAGTCCAGCACTTCTCGCTGTCCTGGCTGGATGCGGCTGGGGGCTCCTCCGGTGGCGTCTTGAAATAGCCAATCCATCGGACACCACCCTGCGCGTGATAGTCGTCGGCGTGGTCGCGCTCCAACTCGCAGGCGTGGCGCTCGCCCTGCGGATAG